TCCACAGCTTTCCTTGTGTATACATTCAATACTTTCTCTCATCGAAATATTTATCACACTTTCCTAAGGGATTTACTTCATGTGGTAAATACGCCTCTCCGAAACGATGAAGCCTATATAGTCTGCATCCTAGACCCGCATAGGTTTCGTGATAACTACAATTTAAACAACATTCTAAATCCTGAATAATATAATTTTCTCTTTCATCAATCTCAAATTTTTCTTCTTTTAATTTTTTAATATCCATTAGTGTATCACCGTTACGTGAATTACTGCAATTAGAAATGCTATGATTGATGCAAATATTATGGCAGATGATATTTGATTTCTCTTTGCTATATTAACTAATTCTTCGAGGTCTATATAGGGAAACATCCATTGGCGTGCTATATGAAAAAAAACCACAACAAAGGCAACCATAGATAATGCATATAGTTGTACATTGATTTGAGATGAATCTTGGAATACTATCATGGCTAATAGGATTGCTACTAAAAGGGGAAATACTCTTTTAAGCTCATGCAATATATTTTTTATTTTTTGCATATCAATACCACATTATGTATCAATACCATGATATACATAATATTTAAAATTATTAATACATATAGGAAAATAGATGGCAATTCTTTAGTAACCCATGCAACACCAATAGTTACAAGAATTTTATAAACAAAAAACCCTTCTATTCCACTGTGTTTGATTATCAAGTTTGCTATTGGATTTTTTTCTACATAACCCAATCCCAATCCAATCGCAGTTGTTAAATAATCTGCAAATTGAAGGATAGCAAATAGACAGAGCAATATGAAATTTAAATTACCCATTTTAAAATTATTCGTAATATACTATAACTTCAAATGTATAATCAGAAGAACCACCAGCAGCCCCACTAAGAACAGCCCTTAATTTAAATCCAGAAAAAAGAGGTGCTTTTTCGTTAGTGGCACATATCTTTACACTATCTGTTTTTTCAGCAATTGCAGTCCCAGTTAGCAACGTTCTACCACCTGGGCTAATTACAGATAAGGTAGTTGTTATTGAATCATTTGAGTAATCTGGGGTAGTAAATTCCCAACCGTGAAGACTATAACCTTGTTCCATTGGAATTGCTAAAGAATTAAAAGTTGTTCCTGTTGGATTAATTGTAATATAAACCTTTTTTATAAACATTCTTACCTCCCATAATCTCCATTTATTATTTTTGTGTTATCACAGCAACAATGAAATTCACCCCTTCTGTAAAATTTTCCACAGTTCAAGCAATAAACCATTTCATCATCTGTAAAATCATCGTTGTCCTGATTAATATTACAGCTAATGTCTGGGAAATCCAGTGGATTGCATCTTGGACATTCTTCTACGAACGGGGCATAAACATTTCCACATTTGGGACATATCCATCCCTTTATATTCATGAAAACCTCCTATAAGGATAAATTTATTAGAACATCTACTGGCATGTACCTGGAATAGTCTTCGTCTTTGAGCAACTGCTTAACCTTGGTCTTTGTTTTTACAGGATAGACCCTCTCACAATCGGGGCATACAAGAACTACTATAACATCCCCTTCCATGTTCTGGTACGATTCTATTTCCAGACCTGAGCCACAATGCTTACATTCTTGCATCTTAATCCTTCCAATATAAAATTTAATTTCATTATTATATAATAACATAAGGGTAATATTCAGTCAAATAACTATATAGCTAATTAAGTAAATATATATAGCATAAATAGATATGCTTCATAAGTTACTGAAATATCTTAAAAAATTTAAACTATCCCTCAGCAGGAAAAAATCAGGAGGTACCAAAATAGACCCTTGCTTACACACTATAGTGCGTATACCCTAATCAACAACATATTGAAATTAAAAGATAAATTGGCATTTCCCTTTTGAGTAGCTTACACACAATAGTGCGTAAAGAACAATTCCCTTATATTAATAATATATATATACTTGTATTACCAAGTATATCTATATACTAAGTAATATATATATTATTAAAGAGTATATATATTATTAAAAAGAAAATACTTAGTGAAACTTCGTTTCAGCGGTAAACCGCTGATTTTATTCACTTTTTTAAACCCCTATGCACTATAGTGCGTAAGTAGTTACCACCTCAGCGAAAGGAAAGTCATTGATATTTTTGAATAATTCGATTTTGCCCTACACACTATAGTGTGTAAGCGCAAATTTACCACACCAGTGTGTCAATTTTACCACAGTATAGGTGTGTCAAAAATACCACAGTATACCCTAATGGAAATTTTACAGAAAATTTTTTCAGGAAAAAGATATTTTGGAAATATGGATATATTGGGTATATGGGGGGTATATAGCCATAGAAATTTTTTTATAATCAATGGGTTATGATAATTGGTTAAAGTAATGGATTATGTATGGGTTTAGATACAGTTTATAAATAGTAGCCTATGACACATGCAATGGGGATTATCGTAAGTAAGGGGGGTCTCATCAGCAATCGGGGCGATGCCACCTTTTCCAGTAAAAGTAATTCTTTTTTTCCATAAGCCTTTTCCCCTTAAGGTCTTTAAAAAAAATTTTCTTTTTCCATTAGAAGTTTAAATTCAATTATTAAAATGTTTAACTATAGTTATAAAAATCCTTAATAATAGTTATTAACAATTTTAATAATAAATATTAAAATCTCTAATAATGGTTATTAGAAAGTTTAATAGATGATATTAATATTATCAATAGTACCTATAGGGATATTCAATAATATCTATTAAGATATGTAATAGTCTTATTAAAAGAATTAATGGATAGTATAGGAATTATCAATAATCCTTATAGGTAAAAGTGATAATATCTATTAAAGGAATTAATAACATTATAAGAATATTTAATAGATATTGAGTAAGGTTATATCAAGTATATTGAGTAGTATCGTATCAATAGATATGATAAGGAGTGTATCAAGTGATATTGATATTATCTATGATAACTATAGGAATATTCAATAATGTTGATTAAGGTATTTAATGGTTATATTAAAAGATTTAATGTCAGGAATATGATAAGGTATCAAGCATGAATGGTTTCTTCAATCCCCTCATTTAACAGATTTAAGCTTTGATATAATCCTACTAAAGATGGTTTATATCACTCATATAAATAGACTTTATAATGACTTATATATAGCTATTAACTAATCTATAATTAATGTTACCTATTGTTACCTTTATAGATACTATATATAGTATTGTGTATCTAACCGCTATACCATATATAGATATTTGTATCCATTGGATACAGTTTTTTAAGATAGTTTTTAGGATTTTCTGTATAGCTCTTAAACCTTACCTTGTCTTCCTACTGCTATGCTATGCTACATGCTATTACATGCTATTGTATATTAATGCTTTATGGTATAATAAACCTTTATATACTATTTCATTAAAGGATTTTGACGTTTGCTTTCAATAACCTTATCAAAAGGATGGGCTTACAGGTAAAATTGACATGATATGTTATTTTTTAACAAAAAATGTTACTTTGGCATGGCATAAAAAATTAAAATCATTTATTATCAATAACTTATAGAGATATAAAGCTGGCATGGCACTTGCTATATTTTAAAAAATGAAAGGACGGTGAGAAAATGGAGACAATTAAATGCGACAAATGCGGTAAAGACATGCAATCGGTAGCAGTTGCACCGCAAACACCTAAGAAAAAATTTGTATGTGATTGCGGTCATGCAGTAACAATTATAAAGATGGTAAATGTGATAGGCTTTAATTTAACAGATAATGGATACAAATGGATACTTGACACAGGTCAAGTTGTATCAACAGATGAGTTGATTAAACTCACCCTAAAAAATAAACAATAGTATAATTAACAAAATAAGGAGATAGTATAATGAAAGGTAAAATAAGCATAGTAACAGACAAAGGTAAAAGCACAATTACTTATTATATGGGCAATCAAATGGGAACTTCACTTAGTATATTACTAAGCGAGGTAGGGTGTCCGAGATTCTGGAGTAAGTATCCTACTCGGTACAATCCTGTAGGATATGATAGTGACATTAGGCTTAGCCATATTGTAGCAAACGCTCACAAGTTAGGTCTACCTCCTACTGATTTATTGTATCGCATGATAGACTATCATCATACTGCAATAAAGACACATCAATATGATGTATCCGAGTGTAGCATAGAATTGGCATGAAAAGCATTAATGACATAATGGAAGTAAAAAAGATAGCGGATACCCTGTTAGAGTATTATGGATATTCTAACAGGGTAAATGTTATATTAAGAAAAAGTTCTTGTTCATTCATTAAACCCCTTAAGAATGAGATTACTGTGAGCCTTGTTGATGCAAGTACTAATGAGCAGATAGCTATCCATGAGATAGCTCATCTGATTACATTCCTTAGACATGGATTTATTTATAAAAACAAGAAGCGAATATCTCACGGCAAAGAGTTTATGGCTACCTTACTCGAATTAATCAATCTATGGTATAAGGATACTGATAGATATAACTGGTACTTAGAGTATCCTTGTTTGCAGGGGTGGTACAAGCAATACAAGCTACGAAAAGAAAAAATATGAAAAAGATAAAAACTATAAGATTAAAGGAAAAACATAATGAATAAAAGAAAAGACACAATAAATAAATTGTTTACCGCTATTCTTGCAAAAAAAGTAGTTTCATATTATGCAAGGATGCAATGTCCATCTTATAAAAACAAAACAATAGTAGACTGCATGTATTGTATAAACTATAGTATATGTAATCCCAAAAAATATCTACCATGAAAAAGTTTTTATTTTGTCAATTCAGTAACAAACTCCTTAATCCTAAAAATGACAGTTTGTCTGATAGGTATTATAATGCTCTTTATGAGCATAAGGAGCAGGATGGCTATTATAGAGATAATAACTTCTTTGAATTGCCATTGTGGATAGCCGAGACATGCGGTTGTCTAACTGGTAATTTCAGAAAAGAGTTATATATCATTACAGACATCAAACAAGCCATTAAGGACATTAGAGAAAAGTATGCCGATTACGTGCTTTTCTCTGTGTTAGACGTTAACAAGGAATATGTAGCCGAGATAGCAAGGCATTATTTAGGCAAGGCTAAAGTCTGTGTCGGTGGTTACATAGATTTTAGCTACTTCCACAATAAGAATATTCATATCTTCAATGGCATTAAGGATTTTATTGAGTACTTAGGCTTGAAGTATGAATATAACCTCGATTATAGTCTATTCTCTGCATATAAGACAATTCCCCGCTTAACACTAAGTAAAGGTTGCCTCAACCGCTGTAAATTTTGCACCGTAGAAAAAACCGTGACAGCTGTTAGTGAACTTGACATCTTAAAACAAATAGAAAGCTTTAGAGTGTTGCGGTTTAGGCTCATTTACCTTAATGATAAAACCTTTGGGCAAGCTCAAAATTTTACTATGTTATATGACTTATATAATATAGTAAAAGAATATAATCCTGATTTTTTGGGCTTTATAATTCAAACAACTTGCATGAATATTCTTGATAATAGTATACAAGAATTGCTTGAAAAAGGTATAATCTATGCTGTGGAGATAGGTATAGAAACATTCAATGATAATTTACTCTATGCATTGAGTAAACCTCAAACAGAGCAAACAATAATTGATGCAATAGAAACTTTGAAAAAATATCAAGTAAGAATTATACCAAATATAATTATAGGTATACTCAATGAAAATGAATATACTTATGATAAAACCTTGAATTTTTTAAGGCATTATCAAAAGGATATTTATTTATTGAATATCTATAACCTTGCTGTGTATGAAAATACAGAGCTATCACAAGAGATTATTAAGAACAGTGATAGCGATATTAATGAGAATATCACAGATAAAAGTTTCTATTCTAAGTCTCAAAAAATAGCTAATGAAAAATTCTATAATGAAATATTTAAATTAGCTATGGAGATATTATGAAAAACATAGAAAAGTATTTCTCCTTAGCTAATGACACAGAAGTAAAGAATGGATTAAGCTGGTATTCTAATAGCCATAACTGCATATCTGAAATTGCAGATAAATATGGCATAGAACATGAGATAGCCTATGCTGTTACTTCTGCATTATCCCCTCGCTGTATATGGGAAACTAACCTGAAAGACTTAGAAAAAGTTTTAGAATGGCATACAAGTTTTAGTAAAAAATCATATTTACCTATAGTTACTACCTATGTACATAATTTGAAAAAGGCAATTAATACTTTACAGTCTAAGAACACTAACGTTTTTAAAACCTGTAAAACTTTTAATTTTTTTAATAACTTGCTTAATCCTGAAAGCGGTGATTATGTTACCATTGATGGCCATTCTATAAATATTTATTATGGAAAAACTGGCATGGTAAAACATAAACATTTTACAAAAAAATATTACAATAGAATAGCTATGGCTTATCGCAAGGTAGCCAAAAAATATAATATATTGCCGTGTCAAATGCAAGCTATCACATGGCTTGCATTTAAACGTATCCACAATATAAGAGTTAACTGGAGATACTATCAAGGGGATTTACCGTTTTAGCTATGAATAAAGAATTATTTAAACACCTATCCGATAAACATAACTTGAATGAGTCAGGATATTTTTATTCTAATGGCATACGGTTTTTGCGTGTCAAAGGTAACAATACTCAAATTGAAATACTCGCATCTGAAAAGGAATTAATACAAAAGAAAAGTAAAATTGTATTTATACATAATCATCCTGTGGAAGATTGGAGTTTATCAGGATTAGACATAAACGCTATGTTACAATTAAATATCAAAAGAATTATAGCAGTTAGCAATAAAAAAACATATATTTTAGAGCTAAAGGATGATATTAACGAAAAGGAAAAACAAGGTTTTTATGCAGAGCTAAGTAAGATTATGAATACTGCATTGAAAGTAACTAATAATTATGACAATACAAGGAATGATTTTATTGTTAGAGAATTTGTAAAACTTAGTAATAAATTTGAATATTCTATTATAGAGAATGAAAAAGTAAATCCTGAAAGTCTAATAATGTTATGAAAAGGTTATATGAAGTTGAAATATTATCTATTAGTTACTGTAGCTATGGATTAGCCTATAGCTACTATAACTATTGTTGTAATATTGATATTGTATTGTTATTAGCCTTAACGGCTATAGGAGCTTATGTTTATGACCATCATAGACTACTTAAGATATAATAATAAGGCCGGGGATTTACTCGGTTTTAAACCTCAAACTCAGATAACTATAGTTAAGAAAAGATACTTTTGTATAGCTAAGGTTAAGTATATCCCTATCGGTAAAGCCATAAACCATTGTCTTAAGATTGACTGCAAAGCCTTAAGGCATTTTAGTAAAAACCATAAATCAATGAAAGGAAAGTGAGAAAATGAAAAAGTGTAAAGTATGCAGTTGTAAAATTGAAGTAAGTGATAGTGAGATATGTAAGTCTTGTGAGGATTGGTATTTTATACTGTATTATAAGTATAAAATATATCCTTACATACTTGATTGGCATGAAACTTGCTAATAAAAAGTAGAAATATGAAGGGAGGTCGAAAAATGACAAGATATACCTTATATACTGAATATAAATATGGCTTAGTAGAATTAGTGAGTAAGTATTTTAAAAGTGCTACTATTCATTATGGCATCGGATTATGGCATGGTAACATTGAACACTGTGCTATGATAGAGATTATTATAGATGAGACCGATAAGAATGCTGATATACCTTTAGATAGCTTAGTATATGATATTAAGGTTATTAATGAGCAAGAAACCGTTATGGTTGTAAAAGATAATCCGATAATCTGGTATTTGTAAAAAAACTCTTGACAAAACTATCAATCTGTGATAGTGTAAAAGGAAGATTATGGAAAAAGAAACTAAAGAGACCGAAAAAGAGAACAGAATAAAGGGAAGGTTTGAGAAGGAAAATAATAAAATCTTCCTGTGGTGTTATAAGGATGTACATTGGCAATACATTGACGTATGCAAGGCAAAGTGCTCAGAAAGAAGACAGAATAAATGTTATTCTTATAGACTTCTCATAGGGAATCCTATGAGAAATAGAAAGACAAAAAGAGAAGTCCGAAAAAACAAGGAGGGTTAAAATGTCAAAAAAGTATAGAATCAACAAGGATAGTAGAGTTATGGCATTGAAGGATTTTGGTGATGTCAAAAAAGGAGATATTGGAGGATTTATAAAGCATGAAAGAAACTTATCACAGGTAGGCAAGGCGTGGATATACAATAATGCATGGGTTTATGATGATGCAATGGTATGCGGAAACGCAAAAGTATATGGTGATGCATGGATATATGGCTATGCAACGCTATATGATAACGCAACAGTGTTTGATAAAGCAAGAGTATGTGGTAGTGCAAAGGTATATGGTGATGCAGGGATATATGGTAATGTAGCTATATACGGTAATGCATGTATTTACGATAATGCAGAGATATATGGTCATGCAAAGATATGCGGTAATGCTAAAATATGTGGTAATGCGTGGATAGATAGCCATGCAACAGTACTCGGCGATACGTGGAATACATCTCCATTATATATTCAAGGCTCTGTGTATAGTCTTACAAATTCAAAATATGGATATATTACTATAGGTTGTATCACATTATCTTTTGAAGATTGGAAAAAAGAAGGATTGAAAATAGCAAAGGAATATAATTTTACGGAAGAACAGATAGAGGAATATAAAGCATACATTGAATTATTTACCAAAATAGGAAAGTAAGGGAGGATTAGAATGTCAAAAAAGTATGAAATAAACAAAGATGGTAGGGTTGTAGCAGTAAGAGACTTTGGTAATGTCAAGGAGGGGAATGTCGGAGGATTTATTGAAAACGAAAAGAATTTATCTCACAATGGCGATTGTTGGGTATATGATAACGCAAGGGTATATGGTACTGCAAGGGTATCTGGTAATGCAAAAGTATACGGTAATGCATACGTATACGGTAATGCATACATTTATGATAATGCACTGGTCTATGGCGACACAAGGGTCTTTGGTACTGCAAGGGTATATGGTAATGCAAGGGTGTCTGGTCATGCAGGGGTATATGGTGATGCAAAAGTATATGGTAGTGCGTGGATATATGATAAAGCACAACTAAGTGATAATGCAATAGCACATGACCATGCACAGGTATACGGTCATGTAAGTCTGTCTGGTAATGTAACATTATGTGGAAAAGAAAGGATATTCGATTGTGATTAGGATAAATTTCTTTTTATAAAAAGAGACAAGTAGTATAAATAATTTAAAAAAGAAAGGAGAATATAAAATGAATTACAAGAATCATATCGGGGATGGTAAGTTGCCCAACAGATATTGGGTTTTTCAGTATGATGAGGAAGTTATATTAAACGAAGATGGTGAATGGTTTTCAAATAACGACACAGAGCTACAAAAGGATAGCTTTCTTGGAGAATTTAAGACTTACAAGGATGCCCTAAAATGCGTGGATACGGTAGCAACTTATCCGCATAGGGTTATTGAAGATAGAGTAAGCGGTCAAATATTTGAATCAATAGTTATAGTCTGTCCTTGTTGCGGAAAAAAAGAATATAAAGAGTCTCATGAGACAAAATATACGAAAGAATTTATGGAAAAGAATGGAGTTGAATTTGAATAAATTGTAAATAAAAATTAAGAACGAAAGGTGGTGAGAAAGATAATGAAACCAGGGAAGTTTTTAGAATTTTTGAAGAAAAATGACATAGCAATAGCATTGAGAATGTCAAGGGAAGAAAATATAACTTATGATAAGGCATTTTATAATTTGTATCATGAAGTTATTTTTCCTTTAATGGAAACTTTAGGAGAAAGGATAAATTAAGATGATAAAAGAAGAAAATTTGAAAATAGCTCAAGGGTTGGTAGATGCACTATGCATTTGTCTTGTCAAAGATTCATGGACAGATTGGGACAGGGAAGACAAAATTAATTGGGAAAAGGCCAACGAAATAAGACATAGTTTAGGAGGAAAAATAAATGGTGCAGATTTATTTCATTCCTTGAGGGCAATGGAAAGGCAGGAATGTAAAATGACAAAAACATTTTATAGGTTAACAATTAAAGGTTGTGAAACCATCGAGTTACAAGGAACACTTAATGAAATAATTAAATACTTTCTTGAAAGCGACAAGAATATATGGGAATTTAATGATTACTATGATATTTATAAAATAGAATATAAGGAGGAACTGTATTCAGAATTTGATTTTTTCGCTGATGTAAATAGTTATTCATTAAAGAAGAAAGCTATACTTAAATGAAATATTTACTTACAGATGTAGCTAAAAAATTAAATATAGAAGTCCATCATGGCAATATGATTTTTTGTCCATTTCATAATGACACAAAACCTTCCTGCTGGCTCAAGGGAACTATTTATTATTGCTTTGGTTGCCATAAGCATGGTGATGCAATTAATTTTGTGCAAAATATATTGCATTATACTTATCAAGAGGCAAAAGTATTTTTAGAAAACGGATTTACGGAAGTAGCAGAAATTTCGCCATCACGTGGCGAAATACGCAAACACAAAATATGGTGGACAAGGCATGTTTATGCCTATCTTTATTCTATCCGAGACGAAAAAACAATAAGAGATTATTTTGAAAAACGTCATGTTTTATATCATCCTGAAATGGGATGTATTATTTATACTGATAAGGATAACATACTGTATGTTGGTATTCCAATGCCAACCCCTGAGCATTTGATAGGCGTAGAGTGCAGGTCAGTTGATGGTCATTTAAGAAAATCCTTTGGTGCTAAAACCTTATGGATATTGCCGAAAAATATAGAAAGATTCCTGATAACGGAAAGTGTCCTTGATTCCCTTGCAGGTGAACGCTTATTGCAAGATAAAGAAATGTCATTATGTTCCTTAAACGGAACTGGCAATGCAGGTAAGGTTAAGTATTTGATTGAGCAATATAAACCAAAGCATATTCATCTTGCGTTAGATTATGATAGGGCTGGCATAGGGGCATTAGATATTTGTATAGATTTATGTGAAGAATATAAGGTTCATTGGACAGTATGTAAGTTTACTGGAAAAGATTTACATAAAAATTTAACCGAAAGGATGGTAAATATAAAATGAAAGATTTTTTTGATAAGGTAGAGGAATTGGGAAAAGGAATATGGATAGACGAAGAGGAAGAAATGGACATTGACATTTCTGACGAAATATGTTATGATAAGGGAAAAACTATTAAGCTCAAAACTGGATATGTATGTTTTGAGTGTGATAGAAATGTTCTTGCATTTTCTCAACCCTTTACGTGTGAGGAGCATGAATAATGACAATAAAATATCCGTGCAATAGATGTCCAAGTTGTGCGTGGGAAGAATGTTCTCACGAGAATCCGTATAACTCAAAGACTGGTTATGACTGTGTTCACTTTGCTACATACGTAGAACAAGATTATATATTAAGAAAAAATTCTTATTGCAAAGAAACAAAAAGGAAAGCAGACAATGATTAGCGAAATATTACAATGGGAAAATGCTATGTTTATTTTTATAATTCTATTTATAGCATGTTACTTATTGGATAATTATACAAGGGAAAATATTGGATGGTATGATGATGACGAGGAGGAATAATGTCTACAAATTATATTGCTATGGTATTCTTAATGTTATTGATATTTAGTTTACTTGTAGACAACTTTAAAATAAGAAAGTAAAAAGGAATAATATGTCTGATAAACTAAAAATATTACATGATGATTTAGTAATATATATCCCCGGAAAGAAACCAGTTGTTTTTTCCTTGTCAAAGGAAGAAAGAGACTTCTTGTTAGAATTGAAACGTATATTCTGTTTGAATGATATTCTTGTAGTGGAAGAAGATGCAAAAGACTAAATATCTCTTGTTAGTTATAATATATATTTATTTAATGTTAGATATAATATATCTCTATTTAATGTTAGTTAGAATATATATTTATTTAATATTAATTAGAATATATATATTCTTAAAGAATATATATATATTAGCGGAATTAGATTTTAATTTTATACACACTATTGTGGGTATACGCACTATAGTGTGTAAGCAAGGTTTTTATAAGTCATTGATTATAAACAATAAAGTGGACTTTTTATACGCACTATAGTGTGTAAGCAAGGACATAGTAAATATCTGGTTTGACATTTATGCTAAATTATGTTATGCTAAAGATGTGTTTAGAAAGGAGGAGTAAATGGAATATTTATTAACGTTGGAAGTAAGAGAAACAGGTGAGACCGAAAACAAGAATGAGGCGTTCGCTGATGTCGTTCTTGTTTATGGAACTAATGATTTTTCGTCTGGGACATTAGTATCTCAGGCACTCCAGGCATTGATTCCTGGCTTGCTTGGTGAGGTTTATGTAAAACTTGACCAAATGCAGAGACCAGCATCTTATACGGAGAATATGGAATGAGATACTTAGTTGTATTTTTATTTCTTATTACGTGTATTACTACAGAAATAGATAATCAAATATGTATCCAATGTTGCGACTTTAATGGATGTCAAATATGGTGCAAGGTAAAATAGGGAGGGCTAATTTATGATACCAATAATACGAGAACAACCGAAGGAAGAGAAAGGGGTTGTTAAATTTTTCTTAGAAAAAGGAGAGCGTGAAGGCTTGATATATTTAATGGCTGAGGAAGGCCACATTGAGTGGGTTATTTTAAAAATTGATAGTAATGGAATATATCCTTGCACAGATATAGGGTCAAATGTTATTCCAACCGATGAGGAAGGAAGAATAAAAATAAAGAGGTGGAAATAATATGTATTATAACAAAACTATTTTAGCAGGATTTTTGGTTCGAGACCCTGAATTGAGATATTTACCAAGCGGAACTGCCGTTGGAACATTCACGCTTGCTGTTCAGGACAGGTATGGTGAGAAGAAAGATACATGCTTTATAGATGTAACTACCTTTGGTAAACTTGCAGAAAACGTTTGTAAGTTTACAAAGAAAGGTAGTAATGTTCTTGTAGATGGCAGATTACAATTACAGATGTGGGAAAGCAAAGGTCAAAAAAGACAAAAGCATCAGGTTATAGCAATGTCAGTTATATTTATTACAAGAACTACAGAAGAAGTAAATGTTCCAAATGCTACCGTTCCAAATACTACCGTTCCACCTGTGCTTACAGATGATGACGTTGATTTAGAGCCATTCTAAGGAGACATATATGATAGTAAAATGCAATAAAAGATTTGATTGCCCAAATACAAAATGTGTGTGTAGTAAGGGCATAAATTCATATCCATTTTCTTTTACTTGTTTTTACACGGATGAAGAAGTAAGCGTAGAGGAAGAGGATGAAAGTGATAATGTATATATAGATGATTTTTCTTATAAACCTAAAAGCAATGAAGGAACTAAGTTTGATGACGGAAAATTGCGGTGGGATTTATTGCCATTTGATGCTCTTGAAGAAATAGTAAAAGTATATACTTATGGTTCTAAGAAATATGGAGACTATAATTATCTCGGTGGAATCAAGTATAGTAGAATAATAGGTGCTATGTTTAGGCACTTTAAGGCATGGTGGAGCGGAGAGAATATTGATGAGGAATCTGGATTACCACACTTATCCCACATGGCGTGGAATGTTATTACCCTGCTTGTTTTTTCTATAAGAAATAGAAAGGAATTAGATGATAGAAAAAATAAATAATCAATTAATAAACTTAGAAAGGAGGAGCGAATGAGATTAGCAGGTGATGTTGATAAAGTATATAAAGAACTTTCTGAACTTCTGCCTAAAGAAGCGATTCAAAAAGCAGATAAGTCTGAGACGAAAAAGGGATACTCTACTGCTGGTTATGGATACCAGTATATCATAAACAGACTTAATGAGGTCTGTCATGTAGACGGATGGGGTTATGATTACAAGATTGTTGAAACATCCTCTGGAACATTCCAGAGTGGTAAGCCATACATAGACATAACAGTTGAGGTAACCATTAATATCTATCTTGCTGGAATGGATAACATCATAACTATTTCAAGGAAATGCATTGGAAGTCATATATCTTCTGTTTATGGGGATGCACTCAAGGGTGCATTAACCAATGGAATTAAAAAAACCGCTGCTCTTTTTGGCGTGGGAAACCAAGCGTATCTTGGAATATTGGATGATGATGTTACCTATGAAGATGAGATAGGTGGCACTAAATTGCCCCCAGAGCCCAAGCCACAACCACAAAAGCCCGAACTACAGCCACAGGCCAATATCCAACCAGAGAGGCCAAAGAAGCTATCTGACGAAGCCAAGAAGCTATTTGGTATTATTGTTAAAATTGTAGGAAAAGATAAACATAAGATTACTGAATTGTTGCAATATGTAACAGGCAAGACGAGTCTTTACGATATTCCAGAGAGCGACATTCCAGCAATAACAATTCAGATAAGTAAAGTTTTCAAGGAATGTCCAAGAGGAAAGAATCCCTGTGATTATTCTGAATGGGATAATTTAGGGGTTATTTGGTGTAAAAAAACTGGCAAGAAATGTCTTTTTCCAGAAGGTGAAAAGACGACGGAGGCTAAGTAATGATATATTTTTTGAGAAGTGAATATGTTATATTTAGATATGTTCGTTTTGGTGATAATTCCTATCCTATAATTAATCTTGATTCTATTGATAATATTTCTTTTAATGATACTATGATAGAGATTAAACTTAAGGGTGGAACTTGTATAAGATACAATGGTGAATATACAATAGAATATGAATGGAAAAATACCCCTAAAGAGGTATAAGAAAATGGTAATGACTAATTTACATAAGGATATTTTATTAAGTTATATTGAAGATATTGAGTGGGAACTAGTAAGGGAAGGGGATATTGTCAAGGCACTTGAAATATTAGATGTCTTGAAAATCTACATAAAGGAGGGATGATGAAAAGTTTATTTACATTATTGCTTTTGGTTTATTTGGGATGTATGCCATACCAAGTGTGGAATGTGCTGTCAGGTGCTATAAAGGCAGAGATAGGTAAGGATTATGCTTTATTTTATCTAACAGAAAAAGATTATTGTGATACGGCAACGGTTAGCGTGCAAACAAATGTAAAAAACAATACGGTTGAATTTTACGCTAATTGTGATAAGGTGAAGATATGAAAATACTTGAAACTATAACAAGACATAATATTACCTGTCCTTATTGTTACTCAAAATTCTCATTTTTAAAGGGAGATATTTATAGAGTAACCATAGGTTGCATACGTGGAACTGTAGATGTAAATGGAATACCGTCTGATTTATATTGTCCTGTTTGTAGGGAACAAATTCCCATTAGGGAAGAAAGGTGAAGGGAGATAGGATATGGAAAACATTGAAGTAATAACAAGGTATAATGTTATTTGTCCTTCCTGTGAATCAAAGTTTTCGTTTTTAAAGGGAGACATTAACGCAATCATTGTAGACAGAGACATAAAAGAAAATGGGATACCGTCCAATCTAATTTGTCCTGTTTGTGGGCAGGTAATTCCGATATGGGTGGAATATGAGTAAAGAAAAATTTTTAAGTGAATCAGAGTATAATATGATATGGGATTTAATGGTTAGTAAGGGATTTCCAATGTTTCATCTTATTGCGTTTACGGTTGATGAGACAGGCAGGCCAAAGTTTAATATGGTAAGTGGTTTAACCCATGAAACAGATTGCTTACATTTACTTGAAATAGTAGAATTATTCCACGAGCAATTAAAGAAAATGTGTAGCTCTATAGCTGATGGATACAGATACCCAGACCCCGATAAGGATGATTTTGGAAACCCAAGAGGGTCATGCTAATGAGCGGAAAATATTTATCTAAGGAACAAAGAATGGACTCTAATTTCATTTTTGCTGTAATTGATGCCACAATAGCTGAATGGGGTAGGGCAAGATTAGATTGTGGACACGAAACAGATGGAACAGAAATAGTGCTCATACCACAAAAAGATAAAACTTATCTTGCGGTATGTCCTCCATGCGAAAAAGAATATATGTTGAAAAAGGAAGAGGATAAGGTTGGAGATTAAAGAAGATACTTCTATTAAGCAATTTATATTTGAAGAAATTCAAAGAAATTTAGGGAAAGAAGTCAGAGAAGGGATACATCTGAGCGACCTGTTATCTCCGAGAAAAGCATACTGGCAAAAAACAGTTCCCATGCTTCCAGAAACAAAAGAAATAATCTATTGGTTGAGTGGAAGGGGACATGAATCTGCATTTCTAAGAATATCAAATTTTGAGCATGGTGAGGCAAGGCAATGGGAAGGAATCTGGTATACCCCTGATATTCTATTTAACTTTCCAGTTGAGATAAAAACCACCAGACGTGGATATTTGCCAAAAGAAGGAAATGAAGCCGAAAAATATGCTCATTATCTTAAACAGGTTAAGGGATATTGTGCAATTACAAACAAGAAACAGGCATGGTTAATTGTGTGGTATCTGTCGTTATTTGATGCTGAGGGAAATAAAACAACTCCAGACTTTTTTACTTATCGGGTAGAATTTACAGATGAAGAACTTGAGGAAGAAAGAAAGAGAATGTTATGGCAAAGAGACTTACTTTTAAAGGTATTGGAAACCCATGAATTTAATTTATTAGAGCCTTGCGAGGAATGGATGTGCTTCCGAAAAGAACGTGAAATGATTACTAAACCATTCTGTAAAACTTGCGATAAAGAATTTAATACATCGTGGGGAATAAACAAACACATAAATTCTAAAACTGGTGCTGGGCATGAGACAATAGATGCAACATATATAGAGAAAAGGGTTATCCAATGCAAATATTATGAAAGATGTATTGGTGGGGAAACAGAATTTTATGACTTTGGAGAGGAGGTATGATGGTAACTGGTTTACATGATGGGTTTAGAACATTAGAATGTGGTGAAGTTAAAATCACCATAGTAGTCCCAAAGGAAAATGCTCAGGAAGCATTAAAAATGTGGCATAATAAAGTAGCAGTTATGACGTTAGATGAGGCTCAGGAATTAGCAAATAATATATGTAAGTGTGGTGGTGAATGTGAGAAAGAAACAGAAGAAACTGGAATATAAGTTACTCAAAGAACTTCCGTTCATGAAGAAAGGTTCTATATTTATTTTTAACAAAATCGAGAATAAGGAAGGAGGATTTAGTTATTACTTTTCTTATGTTAAGGGTGGAGATAAAAATAAGGTTATCATTTTTTCTCAGGATATAGTAGAGAACTGTCCCAACTGGTTCAAGCCAGTCATAAAATCTGATACTAAGGGGGCATGGTATGAATAAATTAGATGGAAATTCAACATGTTTTGTTTGTAATAAAAAAGCAGATGGTTATATTGTGATTGAGGGCAGGGATGAAAATAGGAAGACAAGAAGAAAGGTAGAAATATTTTTATGTTCTAATCACATGAGAGAGTGGACAGATAATGAACTCGATGATTTAATAATACAAATAATAAAAAAAGGAAGAAATGAATGGTTCATAAAATAAAAAAACAAGTCCAGCATGTATGTCAAGTAATGCCAGTAACGAACATTGTGGTTGGAATTGATTATAATAATCTTGCTATTAATGAAGCAGATAAGGTTCAGTTGAAATGGTCTACCCTGTGCCAATGTGTAAAGTGTGGTAGAATTGTAGTAACGGATTCCCTTATTAAGCGGAAGGAAGAGGAGCTTATAACTACAGAGGGAGCATAATGACAAAGAAGGCACAGAAAACTAAACTTGAGCGTCCCTTATATGATTATCTGAATGGTAATAAGGAAGTATTGTCTCGTGATGGTAAAACATATAATGTTGTTTTGTTGCCTAATTTCAGTGAGAGGTCTTTCATTACTATGGGAGACCTTGGCTTTTTAACTGGACAAGCACTTCTGGATTATTTAGAAATAAAGGAAAGGGAGTTTAATGGTAAGAATAGAGGATGACTTGCTTGATGCACTTAGTAAAGCAAGGATAAGAGGTAAGGATTGGCAACTTATATGCTGTATATTAAAACTTCATAATCGCAAGGAATATATAACAATATCTCAGTTTTCGCATAGAACTGGTATATCAATGAGGCATGTGAGCAATGGACTGGGAAGGCTAATTTCAAGAAATATAATTCTGAAATATGTGGAAGACACAGAAATATATTATACAATTAATGAAAACACTGCTATGTGGATTGATGAGATAAAAGAAATAGAGCCAGGAGACGATATAATAGTTAAACCAGATGAAATCAAGGTATCGAAATTCTTTTTTGAATTTTATAATATGTATCCTAATAAGGTTAATTTCCTACTGACAAAAAAGAAATGGGCTGAACTAAACCCAGACGATGAACTGGCTCAATACATAATCAAAAGATTAAAGTTATTTATAAGGTCTGAGGATTGGAATAGGGATGGTGGGAAATGGATACCTGCTGCTCATACTTTCATTATGTATAGAAGATGGGAAGATGAACCAAAAATAAAGAAAGGATGGAAAGAATAATGTTTCCTTGCACAGATATAGAATATATTAAAAAAACAATTCTCAAGAAAGCAAGGGGTGTTAAAGATGAGAATATTAAACTTGGTTTGACGATGGCAATAATAATCATAGAAGAACATCAAGGCATAAAGAGACCAAAACCTGCGGAGGTAAGTAAAAGAAAGTGAATAAAAACCTTGAAAATTACGCTGGTGATGACAGGATTATTAGTTCATTTGAAGCATTTGAAGAGTTAAGTAAAAATAACATAGACCTTAATCTTCTTAAGACTAATATGCCACGCTTGGATGAATTAACTGGTGGTGGATTTTACAAAGGTTCTATAATTGTAGTTAGCGGTGTAACAGGGGAAGGTAAAACACTTTGGTGCCAGACCTTAACAAAAAATTTTGTAGACCAAGGAATTAAGCCATTATGGTTCGAGTATGAAGTTATGGCAATACAATTCCTGAAGCAATTTGAGCAACCATTGCCATATTTTCACATGCCACGGATGTTAAAGAACGGAAGTATATCTTGGTTATTTGATAGAATTTATGAAGCCATAGCAAAATATAAAATAGATGTTGTATTCATTGACCATCTTCACTTTCTTGCTGATGTATTGCAATCAAAAAATACAAGTTTAGATATAGGAAGAATAATGAGAATGTTAAAGAATTTAGCTACCGAGACTGCAACTGTTGTGTTTCTTGTAGCCCATACGCATAAGACAGAAGTAGATACTGAGCTTGGCATAGGATGCACCAGAGATTCTTCGTTCATTGAACAGGATGCAGATGGGGTATTTTATATCTGGAGAAGGGTTAATACCGATAATCGTGCCGTGCTTAAAATAGCTAAGTATAGGGGAAATGATGGGCTGGCTTGGAATAAAAAAATTCAACTAATGAAGTTAGGTAAGTATCTGGTAGAGGTTAAAGATGAGCCAGAAGAAGTCAAGAAAGCAAGGAAGCCTAAAAAAGTTTATACACCAGGGGAAGATGATGATGACGAATCAGGGTTATTCAAACTCTTGTCTTGACAAATTTATAAATTTATGCTATTATAATTAAAATAGGAGGAAAAGATGGAAGAGAGTAGAGATTTTAAAGAAGGATATAGAATTGGATTTGAGGAAGGTTCAAGGGAACGATATGATGAAGGCTTTGATGATGGGGAAAAGGCTGGCTATAAAGATGGATTTAAAAATGGATATGAAAGGGCAATAGAGGATGTTCAAGAACAAATTAGTCAATTATCTTAAGAAAAATATCTTACTTAAGGTAGGTGCTTTTGGTGGCGTAACAGGTTGTGTATTTGTAGCATTTGGACTTCCACTGGAAGCAAATACAATATGGGTTCTTACAAATCCATTTATTGCAATTCATAATTATAGGATAAAAGAATATGGTCAGATGATACTGTGGTCTGTTTATATTTGTATAGCCGTATTCGGATTAATATATAATTGGGGGAATTAAAATGCCAGTAAGTTTAGATGATAGTTTATTTTCCATAAAACATTTAGTATACTGTGAATTGCCAGGAATTACGTGTAAGGTATGCAATGAGGAAGTTAGCAATAAACTTGGTTATTTTATCTTACATGGACATAATTCTTATTGGTGCTGTGTAAAACATGGTATCAAAGAAAAGGCTATTGATATAAAGGGAATAGATGCATGGACTTTAGCTATAATGGTAAAAAGTTTACAGGAAAAAGAGAGAAGAAATCATGAATAGAAAAATTAAAACAAAACCAGACGAAGATACCTACGAAGGTCTAATAATTAGTGGATACTTTTCTGGAAAACGAACATATTTGTGGTTCGGAGAAAAGGTAGATATAGGTATAACAAAATTTTTAGGAACTTTATCTGGACAAAAACTTTATAGACTTGCAAAAGCTATCGTTAGACAGTTTTAGGATAAATAATGATGAAACCTTGGACTAAGGAAGAAGAAGTAAAATTAAATCAACTTCTTGAAAGTGGAGATTTTAATATTTCTGCTATAGCATATATGTTAGACAGAAGTTATGGTTCTGTTCAGAAAAAAGTTATGCGATGTAGGGTTGATAAGGTGAATTTACCTACAAAAAAAGATATTAAGCCAAGACCTATAGACTTAATAAGGGAACTTAAAATAAAATTATCTGAATTACCAAGGGAAGATATTAAAGTTTCTACATATAAAGAAAAAGAGGGGGATACATTAATAGTTCATTTTACTGATTGGCATATAGGTCGTATAGTAAAAAATGAAGACGGTGATGAAATCTATAATGTTAAGATTTTCAAGGAAAGGGTAAATAAGTTATTATCGGAAATTTTAACATTATTAGATTTATATATTGTAAAAGGAACACCCATAAGAGACGTTGTGATTCTTTCAACTGGAGACATTCTTGACGGAATGGGCATCTTTGCTTCTCAGGAATCGGTATCTGAAACATCACCACCCTTTCAGGTTATGCTGGCTGTAGAAGTGATACAGAATTTTATCCTATCATTGATTAGAAGAAAATTACACATATCTTTCTATGGGGTCAAGGGAAATCATGGAGAAATAAGAGAAGGTGGTAAATCCAGAGACCCTAATGCTAATTGGGATTTAATGTTGTATCTCATTCTAAAATTCTGGGCTGATACTGTAGTCAAGGGAAGTGATATTACAATTCATTATTCTGAGTTAGATTACCTTAATCTTAATGTGCAAGGATGGAAATATCACATAAGGCATATTGCTCCCCAACAAGGAGAAACTCCAGCTGGCAAGGCTAAATTCCTTGGGTGGGCAAGAAAACACAAATTCGATGTTATTGTGTCTGGACATTATCATCATTATTCCATTAGCGACAAGTTGGGAATAACACTCATGAAGGGTGGTTCGCTGGTAGGTTCAGATGAATTAACAGAACAAATGGCAGAGGAAAGTGAACCCATCCAACTGCTATTTGGTTGTAGTAAAAAAAGACCAGTTACGTTTGTATATGCGATTGACCTTGGTCAAAGAAAACAGAAGTAAGGAGGAAATAATGACAGAATATGAAAGGGGTTATGAGGATGGCAAGGCACAGGGAATAAAAGATGGATATGAAATGGCATGTGATGATATTAAAAGAAGAATTGTAGCATACCAAGCCCAGTGTAGGATTAAGGCATGGCATATCGGATTTTTTATTGCTATTATAGCTTTAATATTTTATATCTTTGGGAGATAATGATGTTATACCAAATATTATACTGGATGATGTTAATAAGTTTCTTTGGGCTATCAATGCAGGGAACTCCCAAGATGATATTTATTGGTATTTTATTAACAATGGTAAACGCAATTTTATTTTGGAGGTAATGTGGTAGGATTTAAAGGATATATGGTAGAACTTTTAGTGGAATTTTTGAATTACATAGAGGAAAATGTTGGGCTTGCAAACTGGCAACCTGACGTTACATCTGAAATGTTTGTTAAAAAATTCTTAGAACAAAGGGGGAAGAAGTGATTTACTATTGCCCTAAGTGCAAAGAAGAGTATTATGGAATAAGACGAAAAGGCAATAAATGTTTTAGGTGTGGTGCTAAATTATACAAATCAAGTAAAATAAGAAAAAAGCGAGGTTGAATATGCCTTACATAAAACCAAAAGATAGGGTTCGTTATTCTTATATCTTTGAAAATGGCAATCCAATGTTTTATACTGCTGGTGATTTAAATTATCTTATTACTATTTTATGTAAGAAGTATTTGGGGAATAAGCCTAATTATCAAAGATATAATGAAGTAATAGGGGTGCTGGAATGTGCAAAGCTAGAGATTTATAGAAGATGTATTTTACCTTACGAAAACCTTAAAATAAAAGAAAATGGTGATGTATAATGGATGAAGAAGATAAAAAAGAAATTGAAATATGTAAATTAGAGAGTGTTTCTTCTACCTGTACGGATACCGAAAGAAGACGCAATAGGGAAATATCCCATGACTTTGGTTTATGTAATAAATGTAGTTATTTTATGTTTACTGAATATGAATTGGGTGATTTCGCAGCATACTGTAGACCAGTATATGGCTATATACTTTTCAAGAGAGATGCTAAGCAAAAAGTAATTAAATGTAATTCATTTTCAGATAGAGGTACTGCGTCTGTAAGGGAATTATATGATATGGCTACCTTAATAGATACACGAGAGAAAGTAGGTTTTAGGAGTTAAAATGAGAAATAATGAATGTAGATTAGAAAATTGTGAGAAATGTCCAAGTTTAGGAAAAACACATCTTTATTTATCCCATCCAGTTTCCATACGACACATGATAAGGGAATTTGAGCTTTATATAGAAAAACATAGTAATATAGAATTATTCAATCCATTCTATGATGCTGATAGAAAGGAAATAAAAGCCATAGATGCAGGTGAAGATATTAATAAAATATATAAAAACCTCAACCCAACAAAAATAGTGGAAGATGATATTAGTTATATTAACAAATGTGATGGCATAATATCTTTTCTTGGTGATGGAGACGCAAAGTCATTCGGAACTATTTGTGAGGTATGGTATGCATTTGAAAGGAAAAAACAAATTTTTATAATCACCCATTTCCTTCAAGAACACCCTTGGGTTAAATATATTACCAAAGGAACTAATGGTAAAATATTTTCTTGCTGGGTTGATTTTATGAAATATGCAGTAAGTGGGAAAATAGACGAATGATTAATCAACTTGACATTAAATATCATTTACTTGAACTTGTAAAATTCGAAAGGTCGCTCGGAAATAATGACATTGAGTACAGGGAATGTAAGAAATGTGGTTTCCCATTTGTAACAGAAGATGATTCAGAAGAGTGTATAATATGTTCAGGTAAGATGAAACCATTACATACCGCAATGACAGCTTTATGTCCTATATGCGGATGTGAATTTGATTGTGGTGGTAAAACAGCTTGCAGTATAAAATGCGTAAAAAAATCAAATAAACTTGGTATTAAAAGAAAAGAAAGAAGGGACATGATAGAAAAAGGATTGGTATTATCCAATAAACCAAAAAGAAATCGTGGTGGAAGCCCAGGGTGGTCAGGCAAAGAACATCCCTGGAAATCAGTACAAAGAGGAAGTTATGAGAACATATAAATGCCCAAGATGTGGAAATAAGTTCTTTAAGCCAATACTTATAGGTTATGGTAGTTATCAAGATATTTGTGTTTTGTGCGGATGGATAAATCAAGATTATATTTGGTATTGGGAATAAAAGTTATATTATAGTTCCGTGGAACAGATAGAGCTTTTTCCGAATAGTAAACTAGAAAAATGTAAGAAATGTATATGGTGGGATAGAAATTTTAAAATATGTAATAGGGAGTCTAAAGAGTGTATAAAGAAAAATGAAAACAAGAAAAGTTAAAACATTAAGACAGATTTCCATAAAATGGTTAGATTTATTGTGGGGGAGAATAATACACAATCGAGACAAGGACACGTGTCAATGGTGCGGAAGGTCTTATGGTAAGGTGGATGCCCATCATATTCATGGTAGAGGGTTATTTGTAAGATGGGATACCAGAAATGGAATTTTATTATGTTATCGTTGCCATCAGCATAGAATCCACACTGACCACGAAGGTCTTAGGAAGGTCTGTATTGAAAAAATAGGACAGAGGGTTTATGACCAATTATATTTTTTATCGCATAGGCCATATAGTAATGTAGATTTTGAACATTGGGAAAAACTATTGTTGGGTGAGATAAAAGATTTACATATTATCCCACCACCTAAACCAAAAAGACTAACCGAGCAACCTAAGTTACCACTAAGGAGTAAAAAATGAAAGTAGTACATTGCAAAAAAGAACCATACGATATTTACATAGGAAGACCCAGTAAATGGGGAAATCCATTTTTAATAGGAAAGGACGGAAGTAGAGATGAAGTTATAGAAAAATATAGAAAATATATTTTAAATAAACCAGAACTGATGGCGTCCTTACATGAACTAAGTGGAAAAACATTGGGTTGATGGTGCAAACCTCGTGCGTGTCATGGGGATATATTGATAGAATTAGTGGAAAATAAATCAGACAAAAAATAAAAAGAAAAAGGTAAGTAGTAAATAATAGGAGCATTACGGTATTCTGGCATCTATGAAAATCAGATATGCCCCAAAATTATAGGGTGAGGGGAAGCCTAAAGTCAATCCTCTCACCCATTTTATTATGGTTGTTATGGTTCTTCTGGTACTTTTTCTACTTTCAATACTTTATATTTATAGACACCTATTCCGATTTTACCTCCAGAATACGTAAAACTAACATTTACAATATGTTCTTCTTCATCATTATTTGTATCAAGTAAGATATTTTGCTCTGGTTCTATTTCAATTGTATAAGTGGAAATTATAGGAGTAAATTTTGTGTCCTCTAAAATCACAGTTCCAGATTCAGCATCTACAATATTATATACTCCACTTGTAGGTACAACCAATTTGCCAAGGTCATCCTTAAACTGCACATCTAAAAATGAGTTAGAACCCTGATATGCTTCTTCCATAATTGCCTCCCTTGTTTATCCACCAGCGGTGCAAGTTAAAGCATAAGTAAATTGAATTGAATCTCCATTAGCTACATTAATTGCTGCAAACTTAGACCTATCCCATAGCGTTCCACTTGAAGAAGCTGAGAATAAACCATGTTCTGTAACTGCATGAGCACCTGTCATTGGGATAATTGCTACTGTTGTATATACATTATCAGTTGAGTCTTGACTGCCAGATACCCTTGATTCAATTTCAGAACCAAGAGTTGTATCACTTGTTGATTCATCTGCGGTTCCAACACCACAAGCATGATACTTAAATGCACTGATATGGTTTGAACCACCAGCAAAATCAGCAGCCAGATAATTAACCCCAGCAGTAGTAACCACCCTTGTGCAGATAAGTCCCAGGTCTTTTACTTTGCCATCTGCCCGAATAATTTTCGCAAAAAGTTTTGACTTAAAAACCAACACATCTTCGGGATTATATCCACAAATCAGTTTCTTTAGAAATTTAAGCATTTTTACCTCCATTTTTGCCCCTATGGGGCTATTTCATTTTAAAATTAGCAGAAGATTCCCTTTTACTAAAATCTATTCCTGCTTTTCTTAATAGGAATTTTACCATTGGATTTTGTAATCCAATCCATCTTCCTATTAAATATAAGAAATCTACAACCCCAGATAAGGACAATATACTATGCAATACCTTATTTGGCATTTTCCTAATCAGTCCACTAAACTGTACAGTTCCGTAAAGAATCTTGTGATATAATATATATAATATATTTGTTACATTGCCAGTAAATGATATTGCAGATTGTAGTATTATATATGATTTTTTATGCACATTTCCTGTGGATTCAAGTGTTCCAAGTATATATTTTTGTATAAATCTTAGATATGAACCCGAAAACGATACCATGCTGCTGAGTTTCTTGCCAGCACCCTTAAATATGTTTCCTGAGAATGATAAGGCTGCAACCAATTCTTTAAATGTAATTCTGGTATAGGATATAATTCCAGATGTATTAAGATTACCACCTACGTTAAAATCAATAGCCTTTACTATCAACCCTAAAAATGTTAATGTTTTATTCAAAACCACATTGGTTATTCTACTTATTTCACCAGAGGATGTAAGGCTACCATATATATTCTTTAATGTTTTCTTAGTTATATCTCCAGCAAAACCAAGAGATGCTGTTAGTGTACAAAAGAATGCCTTTAGAATATCAAGTATCCCAGAAAAGGTTAACCCACCAGATATTGATTTATCTGTTTGTTTTACAATAGCACCAGATGTATCTACATTTCCAGATGTATTTTGCTGATATACCCCAACAAGCGTAAAAACAGTTGAGTTGTGATTAGCCACTCCACCCTCTCTTATATAATCCTTTTTTAAATTTAGAAGCTATCCATGTCATTTTTGGCATGGGATTTCCACCAAATTCATATATTGCATTTTTAAAAGCATTAAAGAAAGTTGTAATAGAAAATTTAGTTGCTATGTGATTTGCCAATTATACACCTTCCCTACATGCCACACCAGTGGTGCTACTTGTAATATCAAAGACCCTGTATGCTTCATCACATATTATATACTGAGAATCTGAACTCGGATTGGTTGTCCATGTACCTGTAATGGTTATTTCTGTTGCGGTATTAGATGCTATCTTTCTAATTTGACCTATTCCAGTACCAAATGTAATTACTATAACCTTATTAGTCCATGCATTAGTACTCCAAGACTTATCAGTATCAGTCAGGGTACTATTTCCACCACTTTCGGCAGTACCAGTATCTTGTTTACCAACTGCAAAAGTATCTTCTGGATTATATGCACTATTATATGCAGTAAGCAAGTAAGAATCACAATATCCTATTAATCCATAATTACCTGAGTATGTTTGTTGATAAATCATAGGTTGAAGCATATCCATGTTACTTCTTACATCTGGTGTCTCGTATGATAAGGAAACTGGAGTTGTCCTTGCGCAAGACGCCGAACTTACAGCAGCGGTTCCAACAGCTAACCACGCACATGTATTGTAAAACGCAGTAACATTACTAACACCAAAAGCTGAAGGACAAGAGCCTATAAGTGAACCTACCCCATAATTTCTTGGTAAACTTGCTATTACCATATCTGTTGAATTTGTTATGGAAGATACTTGAACCTTATCTCTACCTTCTCCAGTTGCACCAAATATTTGATAATAATTTCCAGCTACAAATCCAGAGGTACTTGTAACGTGTATGGTTACATTTGTACCCGAAGATGCTGCTTGAGTTAAGTCGCTTATTGGTGTATTCCAATATATGGTTGGAAGATGACCAAATAATGCCTTATAATAAGTAGAAGAAACTTTAGTACAGATATAAACTAAATTTTTATTACCATAAATCCATAAATAAAATCCACTTTCCGATGTAGTTACAGAGTAACCAGCCGAAAGAGCTGAAGCACAAGAACCAGTATGGGTTGTTGCGTTCCAGTATCCATACGAAATACAAGCAATAGTATTTGCTGTAGAATAATCTATTTTAATATACTCATAAATCCTATCTGAATTTTCACCATTGCTTTTCCATACCTGATAATTTGAACCAGATTGGTCATCATGTAGAGTCCAACCCATTGCAGACATACGAGTCCATAGCTCCGTTAAGCCCGCTGCTCTATTGGCACAGGAAAGACTAACTGTATAAGAATATGCCATTACTACCTCCTATCGTTAAAGATTACCATTGCTTTCTTAAAAATAAATCTACAAAATGCATTTTTAAAATTATAAAGTATGGTAGAATTTTTAAAATTATATGCTATTGCTGGGTTTCTAAGGGAAAATATTGCTTTTATAAAACTGGTTAATATTTCCTTTATAGATGTTGAACCATAAGGTTCACTTCCAAAACAATTACTACCATACATTTTCTTTTTCCTTTTTATCTAACCAATACTCGGTCAATTATCAAATCCATATAATCAACTGTTAATATTGATATAGAGGTAACTCCATTATGCCAAGCAATAATACCATGCCCAGTATAACCTGTGGGTATATTTGTAGTAAGATAATCTGACCACAATAAGCTACTATCAGAACACTTATATAAATAAAAATCTACCCTTGTAGCATTTGAATTAACAATTATCGTACAACGATAATATATATTTGTTGAAAGTGTATATGAGGTACTTGTATTTGTATATGAACTATCAGCAATACATCTTCCCTCAAAGCTCGAACTTCCCGCATAAAAACAAATTATACCATTTTTTATGCTTCCATTGTCAGTTGTAACATCAAACCATCCCATTCTGGCATACGTATTAGTACTAAAGGTTGGGGCTTTAAATATAAAAGTTGTCTTCTCTGAACCATATATTTTTTGTGATGTAAAATCAGTTGTAAAATAATAACCATCACCAGCGGTTGTTCCACTCTTTAAGGTTGCTATGCCAGGGTTGTTTTCCTCAGCATTCCCAGTCGAAACAGTACCTCCCCCCCTTGCACCACCTACCCATGGAGGATTAGCATTAGCATTTTTACTTAAAAAATCAGTCTGGTAAAAACATTTTTGAAACGATTGGTAAATATTAAGTTCATTTACATAACCATTGGAATTTATACCAGCATACCCACTTGCTTGGTCTTTTGCAGAAATAACCTCATGACCAGAATGTGGAGCGGATGCTGCTAAATGACTATCAATTTGTGAATGAGTATTTGTTCCTTTGTTTGCAATATTTGTATGGTCTATTCTGGAATCAATAGTAACCCACGTGCCAGCCGTAGTCCACCCTACATAAACCTTATTTTCATCCAATACATAACATGCCATACCAACTTTTTTAACAGTAAATTCCCATGAGGTAGTGTAAGTAGCTATATCACCTTCATGCCCTGCCCAAGCACCTGTAGCCCCTATACCAACAATATACCTATCACCCTTGGTTGGATTGGCAGGAGGGGCAGTCAGGTCTTTGTCTAAGACGGATGACTGCCACTCAAATTTACTTAATGTTGGAATTTTATATTCTGCCATTTTTTACTTATTATATTGTGGTTAATAAGCAACCCAAATCTGTATCATAAGAAAGTCTTCTACTGTAGGCTTCATCGTACTGTCCCTTTAGGGCTGTTGTTAGTGCCTCCTCAATTGCATCTAATGTAGTTTTGTTTGAGTGTGTATGTGTCTGGCTATATGCAGTATCATAATTAGACTTTAATGCTGTTGTAAATGCTTCTGTGATATTGTCTAATGTGGTCTTATTAGAATGAGTATGGTCATCTGTAACTGCCTGTTTTATCTGTTCTGCTGTTGCACTATTTCCAGCTCCATCATCAACAGATTCTGCTTTGTCTACTATACCATCATTATCGGTATCGTAAGTAGACTTAAGCATATCGCCACCAACTCCAGATAAGTCAATAAAGTTTACTAAATTACTCCATGCACTACCATTATAAGCAAAAAAGTAATTTGTATCAGCATCATAAACTATCCAGCCTTCCGCTGGTGCATCAAAACTCCACGCACTACCAGTGTACCATGCTATTGACTTATCATGTCCTGACCAAGCACCAGTACCAGTGGGAGTAACAACATACCTATCCCCTTTTGCGGGAGATGCTGGTGGAGCAGACTGTTGCTTTATAACTGGTCTCTGAAAACTAAATTTTTCTTCAATCGGAATCCTATACTGTGTTGACATTTTATATTACCTCCATTAAATAGCATCCTAATATATTATCATATATAGGAATTGCTTTGTTAATATCATTAATTGTTTTAGCTGTCATAGCTAAAATTATCCTATAAACCTTTCCATCTATATTGTGATTCACATCGTTAGTACCCTCCTGACCACGTATAATTGTAAGCACATCCCCTTCTCTGTTTATACATCTTACTATTTCTACATACGGGTCTAATGTTGGATTGGCATAATCCGATGAGTTCCACCAGACTAAATTATATTCACCCTCTGACGTTGGTGGAAACTTAGAGCCATTTCCTGCACTTAGGGTTATAGTTGTAACTCCAGCAGTATATCCAGTAGAAACTATTGCTATTGCAAAGTTGCGAACTGGGTCTAACATTTATTTTACCCTTGGCAAACCCTTTTTCCCTGGTCTCCATCCGTGCTTATATGCCTGAGCCACCCTTTCAAAATTATTCCTTTTTGTTTCGGATGCAAAATGTCTTATCTCACCAGAACTCATCCTTAGTCCAGTTTTACCTATTTTCATTTTTATTTACCGTTCCTTTATTGTTTATTGTTACTTTATTATCTACCATTCCCTTCCTAATTTTATATATATATTTATCAAGTAAATCAGCAGAAGGCAATCCTTTTCTTAGAATACCCATAAATGGAGATTTCTCGTCTTCTGGAGGTGGGGTATCGCCCCTTAGATTTGCTTCTTTTATTTTCTTTGCTATTTCATCTACATTAGGCATCTTCCTTTGCCCTCTTTTTATTATTTTTCTTTTCAGTATATACTACCATTTCATTCCATAGGGTTTTAAAAAGATAATTGTGATAATATGCTAATGCTTCATTATCTTCTGGGGTAATTGGAATATCCCTATCGCTCAATATATCGAAAGCTAAATGTATACATTCATGTACCAGTATCGCTATATCTTCACAATGTCTAATCCACAAGAAATACATTAGACTCGAACCTTCTGTGTCTGGCTTCACCTTGCATTGTGCACCAGCATCTTCTGGTTCGCAATCCATAACAACATGGTATTTCTTTTTCATGTGATTATTTACCTGTTTACTGGTAGCATCAGTATAAAAGACTATACTTGCAGAATAAGGCTCACAACGAAAATTGACATGCAACATATCACACCTCTTTGTTATTTACCTTTTGCTTGTCTACGTTCCCTAAATTTAGCCAATACTGTGTTCCAATAAGCCGAACCTGCTACTTTCTTGGCTCTTTCTTCGCTAAGACCACCCTTTTCTGCCCCAGATTCTATTTTATTGAATGTGTTTGTTTTCATAATAGACTGAGGTTTTTGTTTCTTTCTCCATGCCAATACATCCTTTGCTACTTTTAATCCCTTTGCCATTTTATTTTATCCATCCTTTCTTTTTAAAATCTTCTATTATTTTTTGTGAATCTGATAGTTCAGAAAACGTACCCTTACCCTTCTTTAATGCACTTGCTTGTTCTCCAGTTAGCAATCCAGTCCCAGGTTTTTTAGCTGGTGCTGTTGATGCTGGAGCTGGAGCGATTGGCTTCTTATATACATTGTCTGCATCTTGGGCTGCCTTAGCAAGTGCATCATTTTGTTTTTTAATAAAATCTAATATACCCATTATTTTACCTCCCTTGATATTTTTTCATAAAGTCCTCATACTTCTTCCTTAATTCTGCCTGCCTTACTGGGGGTGCATGTTTTAATGCGTTCATGAATTTCTTCGGCATATATGGCAATAACATCTTTTGTTCTTCTGGAGTTCCGTCATCAAACATGTCAACAGCATCGTCAAATGGAATCTTAGAGAATCCAAGAATAGTAGGATTCTTTCTGGCATCCCTTAATATCTTAGCCTTATCCCATTGGGATATTTCTCCAGCAGCAATAGCATCTTCCAGCATTTGCATAGCTTCTGGTTTCTTTAATTCCAATGCTGTCTTTATATTTTTCTTGTTAGCAAGTCTTCCTAACTCAGTCAATGTTCTTGCATCTTTGGGTGCATGTTCAGCAATAAATTTAGTAATATCCCTCTGAAGTTCAGTTTTATATTGATATGTAGTAAGACCCATTGAGGTAAATGCTGAATCAAGTATATCCTTTTGAACATCTCCCTTTATAAACTGTAATGGAATTGGAATATGTGTTGTAAAGAAATCCTTAAATTGTTCATTAACATATCTTTGCTGACCGAGTTCATTTCTTCCAGTTAGTGCTTCAATCATTGTTCTTGTAACTGTAGGGTTAAGCCTATGATATATAAAACTTCTTGGATTTTTAACTAAATGAAATAAATCACCAGGGACAGACCTCAGCATATATTCTTTATCGCCCACAACAACAGATAATGGTCTTTCCCAATGAGGATTACTATCTTTATCTAAAATTGCAGTCATAATCTTAGCTATCAATATCATGCCCAAGGTTGCACGAAGTAAGGCTGCCCTTTGCTCATGACCGTATGGTGTGGCTGCCTGACCTATGAATTTTGCTCTGGCTTCTAAAAAGTCAGGTGCTAATGCCATTAATCTCATAACATCCTGAAAGGTAGGGTTCCTACCTAACCATTTATAATTTATTTCACCAAATGCTGCTTGGGTTTGTTTTGCTGTAAACTCTGCTATTTGGTCTGGGGTATAATCTTTTTTATATCTTTCGAGATTTTCAGGGTATGCTCTTCTAAACATTGCTACTTTCATTTTTGGAATAAAATCACCAAATACATATTCATTATATTTACGCATATATTCACCAAGAATAGGAATCTTTGTTAAAACACCTGTGCTTACACAACCTTCTTCAAAGTATTCAAGATAATCACTTGCATTTGGATTAAGTCCATGTTCTATGCCCATTCTAACTATAGGGTCATTGGGGTCAATTTCTGGAAGATTAAGTGGATTAACCTTATGGTATATTGCATGACTACCAGTATGAACCTGATGGAATGGTGATGCAGCTAAAAGTACACCCTTAAATTCCCTTACTGCTTTTAATGCTATCCTTCCAAATGGATTTTGTTTAATCTTAGAATATCCTGTCATATTTTTAAAATGCTTTGCTATGCTCTTATGAAGTAATAAATCACCTTGCATAATCACTGGTCTGCCTTCTGGGTCAGATGTAAGCCAGAACCATTTTCTCATTGCTGGATGGTCATAACTTTCATATTCACCATAATATTCTTCTGGTAATGAATGGGGTTTAATTATAATAGCTTCTGGGTCTACCGAATCCCTTGGCACTAATTGACCTATTCCAGAAACAATAGCCAATGGCTTACCATCTTCCGTTCTGGCTTCAATTAATTTTCTGAGTAACGTTCTGTTAGCTATGGTCTCAGCAAAAGACCTTTTATATTCTGTCATAGCCAAGATAGCATCATCTTTATATCTTACCCCAGCCAATTCACCTTCCAATGTGGTATCAAACATTCTTCTTTTCAAGAAACCTGGATTGGTTCTGAATAATCCAGACCTCAACATGGCATAAATCTTCTCAGCACCAGTATATCCTTTTTCTACCAATCTTCTTACGTAGTTTTCCTGCAAGGAATCTAACCAACCTAATTTCAATAAATATTTCCCATCTTCTTCATAAGATTTTGCTAATGTTTCTTTTGCAAATTTAATAACATCAGCAGGTAATTTCTGAGCTAATTCATATTTCCATTTAACATCCTTCGGTGCAATTTTAGCAGCATCTCTAAGCAATGCCATATCACCATCAACTTCTATATATTTATTCATTGCTTCCCTGATTCTCTTGTCTGGTATTTTCCTTACAGCAGCCTCAGCAAATTTATTTACTTGGCTATCTGCTAAAAACTTTTCATAAGCGGTCTCACCAACTGCTTTTTTATATGAAGTCCACGGTTCTGGGTTCTTAATTCTATTAAGTAATGCAGAAAATGCTCCCTTAACACCAGCCACAGCTTGGCTTAACGCATCCTTTGACCTTTCTACTGTTTTAGCCATGTCAATTCCTAAATCAACAAAATCCTTTGTTTTGATGTCTAATGTAGAAATACCTTCCAGTTTTTTAGTAAGGTCATCTATTTTTAAATCTCCAACTTTAGGCATACTTAGAAACCCAGCCTCATTCCCTATGATTGGTATCTTACTATAAAATTCCTTTACCGCTTCAAAAACAGAAACCATGTGGTTTTTGATATTTTTATAAAAATCACCAAAGGCTTCTTTCATTCCTCTTACAAATTCAACAAACTTCTGTCCTACTTCATATATATCTTTTCCAAATTCTATTAATTTATTTTTTATCTCTGGTGTAACTTCTTTAACCTTATTATATGCTTCCTTAATGCCATCAACTGCCATCTCATACGAAGATTGCAATCCAAGAAAATCTACCACTACCTTCTTTGGCTTTTTTATGTGTCTTGTTAATACCTGTAATTCTTTTGCTCTATTTATTACTTCTTCATATCCCTCAAGACCCTTGTGTGCTTTAATTGAATTTCCATATATAGTATATGCTTGTCCTTTGCTTATTATTCCATCTTTTACATTCTTATAGGTTTGATTTAATAATTGCAATGCATTAGAAACACCTTCTGGTGTTGGTGTCTTTGGGAAAATTCCACCTTCATAATCAGACAAGAACTTTCCTATATCTTTCATTACCATGTCTGAGTTTTTTATTGCATTAGGTTGTTCATCAATTGGTATATTCAACTTAATCCAATCGGGTTGTCCAACATATATTTCCCTTATTAGTGTTCTAATTCCATCGGGACTACCACCAGCCATTAGGTCATCTTTTATTTTATTTACAAGGTTAGTATTTCCTTTTGTCAGTTCATTTCTAATATCTTCAGTTGTAAGATTTCCTATTTTTTCTGGAACCTTTGGTTTAGTTGAAGTTGCTGCTACTTCACCAAGAACATCCATATCTTGAAGATTTTGCTTGTCTATTTCATCTAATGCATAACGAACCAGTTTCTTCATAGCATCTGTATGCTCTGGGGTTCCAGGCTTAAATGTATTATTTATTCTTTCTGTTTCACTTTTAACCTTATCTCTTAATACAGCAGCCTCGTAATCTCTCCTTGTTTCTTCTGCCATATTTTCAGATGGAGCAACTGGAACACCAGCTTCAATTCTCTTAGCAGGTACTTCAGCTTCTTCTACGGTTGCGGGAGGTGGAGCTTTTTCATACCATTTATTTCCAACATTTCTTTTAATACCAATTACCCTTGCTGCTGTGAGGTCTTCCCAATGCTGTGGTTGTTCTGGGATATTACTTGGAGCGTTTTCCTTGGGTGCATTTTCACCATACCATGCGCCACCTTCAGTCTCTGGTGGTGGAACATTCCCATACCACTCAGTCTTTGGTAAAACATATTCTGTGGGAGTAGCAGGAACTCCAGCTTCGGGTCTTACAGCAGGAACACCAGCCTTCCCTGTTACAGTAGGTGCTAAATCTTGCCATTCCCACGCTTTTCCAGGCTCTGGTGGGATATTCTTTAAATATAAATCCTTATGCCATGTAGCACCCATTTCTTCGGCAGCTTGATTCCTCATAACCTCTGCATTATGCATAGCCTCAGATAATACGGTATCAAACTCTTCCCAAGGAACAGGTTCTCCATTTTCAATAAAAGACCTTCCTACGTTATATACCAAATCTGCTATATATTTATTATCACCACCATAGGTTCTAATTTCATTTGTTACATTTAATAATTGTGCTAACCTTACTTCTTTTGCCACTGGACTTCCATCTGGAGTTGTTCCTTGTAGGGCTTCTATTGCTTTAGGATTTTCTTTTATAGCATTGCGTAATGGAAATGGAAGTACGCCAGCCAATCCAAATGAAGCCATACCTATAATAGAGTTTTGTACCCTTTCTTGCCATGTATTTGCTGGCTCTGTAGCACCAGCGCCACCACCCATAGCACTTAATTGTGCTATTTTAACAACCTTGGCAATAGTCTGTTCCTTTGGGGATAGTTCCTTACCATCTTCAATCTTTTTAAAAATCTCACCAATAGGTCGTATCTTTGTGGCTAATCCTTCAAGCATACCTTCGGCAGTACCAAATACGCCAAATGCTGCTGCCATCTTTCCTATATGCAACAATTTGCTTTGGTCTTCTGGTAGAAACGGTACACCTATACCACCATATAAACCACCAACTTCTGCTGCACCCAACCCCCTCGCAGCTATTGAGGCTATGGCTGGAGATAATCCAAATTTAGTGAACGTAGCAGGCGTAGCCATAAGTCCAACCTTGGTCAATCCCATTCCCAACGCCTTTCCTGTTAAACCTGCACCTAAAAGCCAAGCAATAGATGTTGATATACGTCTTATTGGAGTTGGTGCTGGAATTGCTTCACCTACAGGTGCAATGCCAGTAAGTGCATGTGTTAGTTCTGGAGATATTTCTATGATTAACTTAGAAACATCTGCTACTGGATTATAAATTTGCTGTGGTTCCGTTGCAGCCTTATTGACTGCACCCAAGCCTTCTTGTTTTATTATAGCAGTACCTTGTTCTACATCTCTACCATATTGAGAAAGAGCATCGCTCCCAATATAATCCCCTATCCTTCTAAATGCACTACCAGCCATATCTCCTATCTTGGTAACTAAGGATGGTGCTGGAACAATAGGTTCTTGCGGTACTGTAGTAGTTGGAGCCTTACCACTAAGCAATAAATTTAATTCATCTGGGGTTGCTTTTCTCCAGTTAACTCCACCCTCTGGTAATGGTTGCTCTGTTGGCAATGTTGTTTGAGTAGCTTTTTGGGTATTAGGTATACCCATAATACTATTTAGGTCTTCCTGTGTAGCCTTAACAAAAGTAGGAGCTTGTTCATTTTGTGTAGGATTTTGCTCCTGTGTCAATCCAGAAGTATCTTGTCCTTGTACCAATCCAGATAATTCGTCTTCTGTGGCTTTTCTATATTCCATATCTTACCTACTTTTTAGGAAATACTACATTCCCATCTTTATCAAAATAAACAGTTCTACCATTTACGGTACCACGGGATATTGGATTTCCTTGGGTTGAAAGTTTCTCATCCAATACAATTCCTTCTGGTGATTTAGCTGCTAATTCATAAACATCATTATGTGTAACTGCTTTCTGTCCAGTGGTAGAACCACCAGATAATTGATAATTCTTAACCCAATCGTAGTTAGTTCCATAATCAGTTTGTAGTTTAGCTTCTATATCTTCATCACTCATTCCTTCATTTCTAAGGTTTTGCCTCTCACGTTCCATTTGGCTCATTAGTGCGGTATATCTTTTATCATCCTCTGTTGTACCTTTGCCAGCAATTTTCTGCATTTCTTCGGCAAACTGTTGAGCATGTGTCTCTGGTAATAATTTTGTGATAGCTGCAAATTGTGCTGCTTGTGCTGCTTCCAATGGATTAGTTACCATCTTTGATGCAAGAGCCAAATTGCTTTCTATTTCTACTTGTGCTGACTTTGCTGCCCTACCAGTTAACCAGCCCAAGGATATTCTATCTTGTAAATCCTTAACCCTATCCATAAGTTTTTCGTAATCACTTGCAGGAGCTAATCCCTTACCATAATACTTTGTAAGGTCTTCATTTGTAAATGTATATCCAGGTATCTTTTCTCCAGCAGGTGGGATATATGTTTTACCAAGTCCAGTTAATGTTTCTGCTGGTATAGTTCCTGGTGTATTTGCTAATTTTTGTATTTCAGTCTGTCTTTGCTCGGCAGTTGTTGGTAATTGTTCTGCTGATACCCCTGGAACTATCTGCGGTGCTGGTGTCTGTGGTGCTGATTCCTTTAATGTTTTTTCAACTGCATCTTTTATTGCTAATTCAGATTTATTTTGAGGCTGAGACCATGAGGTTATGAAGTTTGAAAGGTCATACGGTAACCCCTTGGTTGTGGTAGGTTGTGTTGTAGCTGGTTGTGTTGTTGTAGAAGCTACTGGAGCATTTGGTGTATTTACATATTCAGCCCTTAATTTATCATAAATATCCTTACTAACCCCTGACAACATCTCCATTCCAGCGTTAAGTGGTGTAGCGGGATTTATTTGATACTTACTTGCATCCCTTAAAAGTTTAACTAAATTATCTCCAGTTGGTAATCCAGCCATATCTATACCTCCATTTATTCATTTGCTATTTGGCTTATTACTGCATTAAGTGCAGATAACGCACCAGCTATTTCAGCCATTAATACGTGTGCTTTAGATTCCAATGCTGCTGTATATATATTAACCTTTGCCTGAAATGCCTCTATATTGACTTTCGCTTTGGCAACATTGGATTCATACCCAAGTCTATCTGCATTTAATTGGTCTGCACTTCCCTGCTGAATAATAGCATAGGTTTTTGTTAATGCATTAAGCCTTGCGTCCCATGAATTTATATCTGAACCATATATTTTTTCTAATATTTCTTGCTTTCCAAAAATCTTTTTCAAATTAAAATCATTTACTGCAAGTAATTCCTTATGGGCTTCTATATCAACCCTTATATTCTCCATTATGGCAGATGCGGTTTCCTTCATCATTTCTATTTTCTTTGTTGTAATACCTAATTGTGCATTTGCTAATTCTAAAGAAAACTTCATAGTCTTCTCTCTTGTTGTCCTATATAGGTCTGCTCTCTTTATTGATATATCCCTATTTGCATCTGACATTATATCCTGCGATTTATTTAATGCACTTTCAAGTACTGCAACATAAGCACCTTGTGGAATAGGAATACCATAAGCAGAGAATTTATTCCTAAGCTCATCCAATGCAATATTGGCTGCTATTGATTCCCTATCCCTGGTTCTTTGCCATAATGCTTCTTCGTCAGCGGGGTCTATACCATATCCACCATTTATTAGGTCACTCAATACTTTATTATTTACCGTATCAAACATAATAATTGCCTGAGTTAATCTTTCTGGTATTAAAGATATTGCGTTATATAATGTATGTAAAGCAGTACGAGTATTAGCTAATATTGTTGGCTTAGTATATGTATCTGCATTCGGTAAACCACTAAAATCTCCAAGCGTATTGGGTTTTGATGCTGAAGTTGTGGTTTTAGTTATATTTAAAGCCTCAAGCAAATCGTAGGCTTTAGTACTTACCTTTTCATAACTCCAACTTGATAAACCAGAATCCCAGACCAGTTCATCGGCTATTCCCGTAACACTACTAACTGCACTGTCTATACTACCAAGTGCATTATCCTTTGCTTCGTCTGCATACGTTTTCATATTATTTATTAAGGTTTCTACATCTGCTGCCATAATTATCCTCCGATATTAGTTTTATTTTTACTTGAATAAATACCTATAGCAGATAATCCATCATTTAAATTCTCCAATACTGGAAGTGTCCAATTTGGATGTAATATACCTTCCGTTCCATCATCTGTCCAGTTAGTTAATGAAGTTACCTTTAGTGCCATTTTAGGTTCACTACGACCATATATAACATAATGAGTAGCACCTATTACTGCATCCCATGTTAATTTTACACTTTTATTTTCATCATCAGTTGCTACATCTACTGGAGATGTAGGTAATGTTTGATTAATACAATTAATGGCAGAAACAGAATAGTGATATGTTCCAGGTTCCAATTTTCCACCGATTACTGGAATACCAATAAAATTGCTTGGTGGTATTTCTTTATCAAGAGCATATTGGACTATCTCTGTAGTTGTAGTCTCCTTTTTTGAAATATCTATAATATTTATCGTAAAACTATAGTTTTTCCAGACTTCTTCCTCATCTTGTTTCTGTATATAATAAGAATAAACTATATATTTCTCTTTTACATTAAATTGAGTGGAAACACCATACATTCTTATAAATTCATAAGGTTCCGTAGGTGGTGCTACTAAATTATTTTCAAGCCTTCCCGTTAATAATAATATATCCACTATATCTGCATCTTTGTTTGCTTTATATGAAACATGATAATAGACCTTTCTGTCCGTAGTAAACGATATATCATTTATTGAATAAATACAAATAAATTTATCCTCACCAACGTTGTCATAATCAAGTACATTTATACCTTTATCGTTTTCTAAAAAAAACCAGACAACACTTCCATCTCCAGGGATATGTTGTGTATATTCTGAAAAAAGTTCAGATTCGGGTCTTCCTGGAATATTAAAATATCCTTGACAAGAACCACTTACATACCAACCGTCTACAGGAGACCATATAACTTTGCGTGTAAATGTATCTGACCAAATTAAATAATCACCAAAGTAAAGTTCTTGTGTTCCAGAGCCTTCCCATCGCATTTTATATAAATAGGCTCCTCCTTCATCAGAACAATACCATACAGCACCAGAACTCACCTGACTATACGAGGTATTCATTTTTACATAAATTAAATTATCATTGGTAACGGCTATAGCATTATATTTGATTCCGTTTCCATCTGTATAACCAGGAGGTGTTTCGTAACCTGGTGGCGTTCCAGCAGTGTCAGTAAGTACAATTTTATTCATGGAATATTCATATTTATCTGTTCCAACACTATATCTATAGCATCTATTTTGAGTTCTTCTTCCAGTACACCAAGGTGTAGAAGAACTATATAAAAGTGCACGTCTATATGGTGATAAATTATGTCCTGTAGGTGGAATCCAATAAGAATCATTAGATGTAGGTTGTCTTATAAGTCCATAATTAGATAAAGCACCATCTTTATATCTGCTATCATTTGTGTAACTTCGTGGATTCCATAATATATTAAAATCAACATCATTGGAAACAAAGAAAACATAATCTGATGTTGACGTTGTAACTCTATTTAATATAATCAAAGAAGAAGTATAAAATGAATCAAATAATGGTATATGGGAATATGCAATAGTGTCTATTGGTATAATATTTACTCCGATTTCAGGTTCTATTTTTTTGGATATATTAAACATAAATATATTTACAAGTGTATATCTTTCATTATCTACTATTGAATATGGATAACAACTATATAAAATTAATATTGGATATGACTTACCAGCTATACTTATCAAATCATATCCCATAATAGATTGTAACATTATCACAACGTCGTTTATATTTATTTTTTTTCTAAAAATTTCTACACCAGAAAGTTTCATTATGCGTTTCATTATCGCTAATTGTTTTTTTGCAAACCCCAGATATTCTTCTCCACCATTAATTTGTACCCTTAATTGGGGATTTGCAAAATTTTCATATCCAAATAAATCGCTATAATTGTTCACTATACCATCCTGGAAAGTGTTTCTATTATGGCATCTAATGTATCTATTTCTATCTTAGAGCCAGATTTATTAATTAATTTTATTTTAACATTTCTTCCGATAGCCTTACCTACTTTTCTCCTATATGGATGAAGTTTCCATATATCATCCCTGAATTGATAACCATATTCCTCATCCTCATTCATAGCAACAAATACTTCATATATACCATCTGATTTCATATTAATTACAATAGAATCTACCCTTTTAAGTTTATCTACACCTATATCTCCAACATCTATGAACAATACAAATTCTATACTACCAGAATCATCAAGCATACCACCTAACTGGTAAATCTTAGAATTAGTAGCAGCCAAATACATATCACCAAATTTACACATGCTATTGAAATTATATCCCTCATAGGAACTTATAGCACTATTTTTTACATTCATAACGAATGTATTGAATATCTTGGTTATTATAAAACTTGCATTAGACCTTACGAGTATAGGAGATAATTCAAATGATACATTAGAATAATTTGTCGTAGAATCATAACTTTTTATTTCAACAGTAATCGGTGATAGTGTTATATCTGTACCACAAAGCATACCAGATATTTCAGTTGCTTCAACTGTGACAGGTGATAGTTCTATTTCAGCAGATGCGGAATTACCACTGATATTTGTGGAAGTAGAATAAACTACTATTTCATCCAGTGTAAAACTGGCATTTGCAGTAGTACCCATTTTTTATAATCCTACGAACCTATCGGAACCGTTATCGTAAATGTATTACATACCTGAACTGTTCCCTGCGTAATTGAGGTAGATGGTGTCATTACCATGTCTGCCCCAGACATTCCTATGGAACCATCTATCCTTTCATCTGTATAACTCAATGCTCCACTATCTCCAGCAGTTCTTAGTCTCCAATATTTTGCTGTACCAGTAGCAATAGCGGTACCAGCCCATGTTTCTCCTGTTGACTTTGATAAAACTCCATTTACTGCTTCCCCGAAAGTCAAACCAAGAGTATCAGTTGGATTATTTGAATAATAAGTACAAAGTAAAGTTCCAGCAGGTTCTAAGTCTGGAGAAGATGGTTGTGTTCCGTCATATATATCCAAGAAACATTTCAACATTACATCCTGTATAGATTTCATCATTGATGTACATGACACGCTATCAAATAATGCAGTATAACCATTGTTTGTTGTGTCATTATTTTGTAATGTAATTCTATGTGTGGTATCTGTGGCTATAAAAAATACCGCACCACCTTGTCCAAATGCTGTCCATGTTTCATCAGTAACATCACCAGAATCATATACAGAACCCTCATCTGTGGTAATTCCTATCATTAATTTACCACTTGCTCCAGTGCCTTTTTTATGATAAGTAACTACCCTATAGATATGACCAACCTTACATGTTATGTTCTGATATGCCTTAGATACAGAAGCACTTGTGGCAGTTATTTGTAAGCAATTACCACTTTGTCCATTTGCTACTGATGCCAAGGTACCATCAACTGCTGTCCATCCAGTAGTTGAAGAATCAAATCCACCATTGGTTACTTTTTCCGTATATATACCAGCTAACCTATTTCTTAATCCCGTAGAAAGTTTTGCCATTTCATTCCTCCTAATTGTATAAAGATACTATATATTGATTAAATCCCTTATCGCTTCTGAATAAACTTACTCCGCTTGATGAAGCAGGGAATATTATATTCTCCTCTGTTAAATTCCTTAATGTTCCATCATTATATCCAATACATATACCTTTCTCTGTTGCAAACATTATAGCATAATCCTGATATTCCTTAAGATAAAGTATTCCCTTTCTATCGCTAATTGATGAACTTGGAATTTTTTGAGCAGTACCAAATTTACCACCATATTTCTCTTTTTCAGTAAACATAAATGGTGGATTATCTCCAGATAAGAAATAAATATTTTTATCTGTGGCTACCCATATACCATCTCGTACTGCTGCGAAAACATTTATTTGTGATTCAAACATCAAATAATTATTTTTAGCTTTAAATAATTCATACGCAAATGGTTCAGAATACCACACTACATTTCCATCTACCACATATATTCTTCCATTGTAATAATCAATTATATTTCCTACTGGTGGTTTATTCATACCTATGGTAGATAGGGAAAGTCCAGAACTTAATGTTTTATTTAAAATTGAATATGTAGAATTTATATTTGATATTCTGCCATATTTATATAACGCTTCACCATTTACAGATGAAGCATATATATCAATATATGAAACACTGTCATCCTCGGATGCTTTAATTCCAGATACAAAAATCCCTTTATTTTTTTCTATGGTTAAAGATACTGGATTGCTTGCTCCAGACATCTGACCATCATTTCTTATATATACCAATGATACTTGATATGTACCTTCTGGCAATAAACCATTGATTTGTGTAAGATTTGGTTTAGGTGGAACATCTAATCCCCAAGACCTTGATACCCCATTTTCTATTACACCAGAATCTATTTTATCTGAATAAAATATCTTACCAATCAATGTCAAATATGACATGGGAACTGGCCTATTAGTAAGGTCAGTTCTTAATGGGATAACCTCAAAATCGCTGGTTAATTTATTTAGGTTAATTCCTTCACGGAAAAGACAGGTCTTACCATCACTCCACAAGGAATGTATGCCATCATGTGCATATTTCTCAACAAAGCCATCTCTCATTACCAATTTATAATTATCAGTAATGTCTAAATTAATAGCATCAGTGAGAAATGCTTCAGCAATAGCAGTCCTACCTACAAATTGAACATCTACATGGTTATATGTAGGTAGGACATTATTAATACCCTTAAATTTTCTAATAGATAAGGTCATATATTGCATGTCTTATCCTTACTATTTTTTTGCTGATTTTTTAGAGGCTTCTTTAAAGGCTATTCCATATTCATCTTCTTGTGATTTTATTTCCTTAAGTGCTTCACCAATAATCTTTAGTGCCTCATCTTCTGTTTTAGCTGTATATTTCAAATCCTCTTGACATATAAAATCCCCTTTTGGATTTTTCTTTTCTTTTGCTGGAACTATAACTATAAAACTACCATCTGCTGCTTTTTCTATACTTATTCTCATTTATATCTCCTATTATACATTCCTTAATACAACTACCTTAAATGTATTATCTGCTGTTGCAGCAGCACCTAATGTAACTGTTATAGCACCATTTCCATCTATTGCAACACTATCTACAAGTTGGTCTTGATTGGATGTTGGATAAATTCCAAGAATTTCTCCACCAACCAAGTCTGCATCGTCAGAACTTGAACCAGAAGTTGCATCAGCAAGAACAGTAACGGCAACGGATTTATACGCTACCTTTGTTTTTTTAACCTTACCTGCACCAATGGTTGTTGTACCAGAATGGTCTATTATTACATCACCGCCCATATCTTGAGCAGCAGCTACACCAGAAGCGTTTCCTATTAATACTTTTCCATCTGCCAATGTAATATCGGAAGCAGAAGTCTGAACATCAACCGCACCATCTGGTGTTATACTTGATATATCTCCAGAGAGAGGAATAGGTTCGCCCTTTGCGTTTAATCTTATATTCCAAAATTTCTTTAATGCATTAAGAGCCATGTCTACCTCCCTCTAAACTTTAACATCACAGCTATAAGTTTCTTTGTGCCATTGGCAACAGCAGGCAATGGAATAGTACATCCACTTACCTCATCACTATAGGTAAAAGTTGGAAGTGCTGGTGAGGTTGTTGCGGTAAGAATAGCCTGATTCCATACAAACAAAAGAATCTCGCCTTTCTTTACTGGTTCCGAAAAACCTACAACATCTCCAAATCCCACAACTATAGTATCGTAATCAGTGCCAGAATCAACAGCCCATCCAGAACCAACAACTGATGTAACTGATTTAAATGCTTTTTTGCCATTTACGAGAACTCCAGTTGCTCCTGGAACCAAAACTTCGGTTATTGTTTTGCCGTTATAATCTGTACCTGTTACTGTCAATATACCAGGGGTATCTGCACCACCCACAACTGTCCTTGTGCATGTAACATTTCTACAAAGACCATCTCCAGGAAGTCCATCATTTGCTACTGTATATGAACCATTCTTCATAGCAGTAGATGTTACATACCTATTTGCAACTGCTGTTGCTGGTGCTGCTGGTGCAAATGCACTAAGATAATTTTTAAGTGGTACGTTTTTGATGAACGCTTCACCAGATACCGCATCGAAAGTTATGAATCTAACTATGTCCCTAAGTTTATTATTCATCTTTTTCTCCTATTTATTTATATCTTTCTTAATGTCTTTTACTATTTTTGCAGCGACTTCAACTTTCTTTTTATTGCTTCTACCTAACACAATGCCCACAATTATTAAGATAACAACAATACACAAAACAACTATCAATTTAAACATTTATTCTCCTTTAATCAAAAACCAAATTCCTGTGGTCTCATTATTGAATTTCTTGGATAAAGTCTTCTGTTCATTTCTTGTTTTGCAGAAGTTCTTTTTCCAAATCTTAATTCAAATGATGCTTCAAAATCCTTTGCTTTTGTAGAATCTGAAGTTACTACATCTGCCTTTGAGTATGCCAGATGTAAAATCCAATCCACAAGACCCATGTGATATTGTTCTGGAATCTCTGGGCTTTTATTTAAATCCTTAATTGTTATATTATGCTTTGGTAAGCGTGAAACATACATCCAAAGAATATCATCTTCCGTGGGTGTAGTAACTAATCTCAGTCTTCCAGTGTCTTCCAGGTAAGCTACTGGGGTTCCAGTTGCAGATTCCCAATCTACTACATAACCCAATCCTAATTGACTAATTATATCATCATCCATAACTATTCCAGTAAGCACTCCAGAATCTAAATCTGGAAGAGATTTTTTAAATAACGGATAATCACAACTATCCAGACGAGACCTTATTATGTAAATTAATTTTGGATGTGTTCTGTATGTATGAATTCCAGCAGTAATTGGTATTCTTGTAACGGTTCTTGTAGCTTCAATGGTAGCACTTGTGTTGTTTTCATCTACTAATGACTCAACAACAGTAATACTTGTATCTGTAACACTGGATATAGTTTTAATTCCATTATTAGATGTAGTGTTGCTTATGGTTATTTGGTCATCTGCTTCAAACGTTTCAAGTTCAGATGTACTACCAGCGGATAAAAACCCACCATCAGTTTTACTTATGGTTTTGGTAGTAGCATTAAATGATATATTGTTAATACCAGTTATAGATACAACAGAAGGATAGGCACGTAAAAGATGAGACCTTCTACATGCCTCTGCCTCAGCATCATTGAAGTATAAACATAATTCTTGATTAGACCATTTATAGGGTTCTTCAGAATCATCAAGTTGAAATCTTGCGAAATCTAAAATATCTCCTATTGTCATTATTTTATTATTCTAAAGTTGAACCTTGGCACGTCTTTGTATTTAATCTCATCAGTTAATTTATCCTGAATCATTTTTGTTATAATGGCATTTTTTAAAACATGCACTACACTTTCTGGGATTTCGACTTCAAACCCTCTCCTGATTTGCCATGCATGTCCATTAACTGAAACAAAAACATCTCCAGTATTTTCATCACCTTCCTGCTCTTCAATTATAATGGTTACTTTCTTTTCATCTGCTGGATTATATACATCTGCTTCAGGAACAACCTTAGCTACTCCTTCTTTTTCGGACTTTAAGACTTCTCTTACCGCACTAACAAAATCCTTTGTTTCTTTTACTTCCTTGTCTTTTACTTCTTCGTCTTTTGTTTCATTTACTTCAAACATTTTTCCTCCGATTTTTTCTGTGAGTTTTAAGGGAGGGAATTAACCCTCCCCATATTTTAAATTAATTAGTCCCTTGCTTCACAAGTAGCCGTAGCTGCTGTCATCCTTGTAGCTCTATCAGTACCCATAACTGCTATTGCATCATCTACGTGTCCACATATAACCTTCATTAATCCCCATGTAGTTGTACCAACTGGAAGAATATTTCCAAGGTCTTCATTAGCAGCAATCTGCTCTACGTTAGTGCAAAGAGTATCAACATACTGATTAAACTCTTCCAATATTAAATCGTAATTAACCATTATTTCCTCCTATGAAAAATTAGGGGTAGTATTACCTACCCCGTATTTTTTAATTCTACAGAGCTGTTACAGCACACTCCAATCTTGCAAGCCAAGCATCATTCAATATAACTGCTGTCTGCATTGTTTTCCAACCGATACCGCCCTTCTGACCAAGAATATCACCAGCAACGGGCTTTGGGTTTACCACTGAGGGGGTAATTGCATACTGACCCTTTAACGCAATGGTTCCAAATGCATCTCTTGCAAGATATATAACTGGATAAATGTCAGCATGTGAAGCATCGTCTGACAACATTGCTACACCACTGCCATTATAAGAAGCACCAGCAACATCCGAACCAAGCCAGTAAGGAGCTAACTGGGTAAGTAGATACCTACAGTCCTCAACTGCACCAATTTCGGCTTCATAAGGAGTTTGCTGTCCATAGTCCTTAACATCTATAAAACCAGGCATTGACCGAATATCAGATTCCATATTGGTATGTGCAACTGCTATAAAAGAAGGAAGCACACTTTCTGTATTAAACGCTGGGGTTGATTTTAGTACCGTGGTAATTTTCACAGCGTTCTGAGCCTTCAATGCACGAGTAACTGCTCTCTGTTTTGCAAGAGAAACGGGTGTATTAACGGCTGTTCTTGCTGCACCATTAGCATAGAACACGTTGGTTCCTGCCTTTAGTACATTAAACCTAATTGTTTCGACTGTCATTGCAGCCTGTTCACCCATAAGACCCACAGATTCTTGGATTATTGGGTCTTCATGTGTATCTGCAACAACATCAGTAACTTCAATTACCGAACCATACTGTTTCAGTGTTGCTATAATATCCGTAAAATTCAGTTTAAGACTTGAAGGAGAAACACCCTCTACCAGGGGTGTGGTTGCCAATGGGAGATGTTCATATCTCCTAAACTTCATACTCATGGTCTTATTGGCTGGAAGGGCTTTAGCCTGAGCAAACCTTTCAAGAACCATGTATGGCATACCCCTTTTAAGCAAATCTACTACTACAAAAGCTGCTGTTCTGGGGGTGATGTCTCCGTATGTGTTAATAGTCATTTTATATTTCCTCCATTATTTTTTCTTAGCTGTCTCCTTTTCATAGACTTCCATAGCTTCATTAAAAGCACCTTCAAAATCTTCTGCTTTCTTAGTACCGCTACCACCGATTGGTCTCTTTTTTGGATTAACAGCTTCCATTGATTCTAATTTTCTTTGTTTTTCTTCATCTGCCCTTATTTCCTCTTCTGTTTTTGCAGGAGCATTTTCGGGCATAAGTTCTTCTTTCTTTTTCAGGGGAATATTGTTGGCTTCTTTGTATTTTGTTATCAAATCAATAACTTCCCCTGTGTTACCATCTTCCAATATTGCCTTATATTCTCTATGTTTTATTCCAGAGAGAGAATCTACCCATGCTTCAATTTCAGGTCTATCGAAGTCAACCCCGTAATCTTCATGTGCATCAAGAATAGAAACTGCATGTTCCATTTCTTCGTTTGTTTCTTTTTCTTTTAAAAACCTTTGAACCTGCTCTTGGGTTGCTCCAAATTCTTCCCTAATTTTAGTAATAATAGATTCTATTAAAACATTTTGTTCTTTTTTCCTGAGTTTTGCTTCGTTCTTGGCAACAATATCATATTCTTCTAAGTATTTTATTAACTCAGGGTCTTCTTCGTCAAGTGGTTCGGGTTTAGGTTCTATCTTTAAATCAGGCTTAGGCTCTTTGAGTTTATTAATTTCTTCCTCTAAGGCCATCCTTCTTTTGGCTTCGCTTTCAAACATACCCTGTAGGGTTTTGTATTTCTGCTCAAAATCCCCTACTTTGGGTGGTGTTTTTGGGCTTGGCTCTGGTTTAACCTCACCTTCCTTACCCTTAACATCTTCTTCCTTTTTAGCTTCACCTTCCTTATCTTCTGATTTAGATTCTCCTTCTGCTTTAGGTTCAGTAACTTCGGCTGCTTCTTCCTTGCCTTTTACTTCCCCTCCAACAGCTTCGGCAAATGCACCATCAAAAGTTTCTTCTGGTTTTAATTCTTTTTCTTCGGACATTTTTTGTCTCCTTAATTAAAAAGGCTACGGAATCTCGGCTTTACCAAGCCCTTTCCATAGCCCGATTTTTTCGATACTATTTATATAAAAAACTAACTTAATTTCTGAGGGGGGTCAAGCCCCCCTTCTTATTTGAGTTTGCGAGACGCCTCCCGCTTTCCTCCCCCACTGAGGCTTGCGATTTGTCAGGGTAATTGTAGGATTCCCCTTGTTTGTCGCAACCTTTATCCTATTATTCAAGAGCCTTTAGAACCTTCTCAAGAATTTTTCTCATTTGAGCCTTATCTTTAATCGTTTCCTCTTTCTTTAGATAAATTGATTTTCCATCTTCGAGACCAATAATTATCTTACCATAATAGCCATCCTCAAAAACTACTTCTTTTTTAGCTAATTTTTGCATAATTATCCCTCACGCTATATATATTATAACATATAAGGTAATTTTAAGTCAAAACTAATCCTTCTCAATGTATTCAATTTTCCTTATAAGCTCATTAAGTTCTCTTATACCACCCTGATTTAGATATATTTCATCTATATGGGCAGTATCATTATGTTCCCTGAGACATGAAATCCTATATTTTAACAAATCTATGAACGCAAGCTTAGATTCGTAGCCCAATCCTCTTATTTTCTCAATAATTTTCTCTTTTTCAAGCTTGCTTTGCATTTTGACCCCCCTTAAGTGTATTTATTACTTCCAAATCGGACTTAATTCCAGTTCCAGCAGCTTTCGAATCCATGTGTGTAGCCTTAGCCCTGTCATAAAGTATCTCAGAAGATAACTTTTCTTTTACCAGCCTGTCTAATTCTTCATCTCTTTGTGATGCCTGCTCTTTTGCTACTTCTTCGTCTGTTTTTATCCAGTCTGTTGGGTCTAAATCAAGTATTTTAGCCTTTTGTAGTAAAAATTTGCCAGGTTTTATATACATTCTCTCCTCTGGGGTCAACGTTTGTGTAAAATAAGCCACACGTTGGGTTAAAATTTCCTTGGAAAGAAGAGTTGTTACGCCCTTTGCCTCTGTCTGAAAGTCTCCTTTTATGTAATCTTTGTCATTATACATCATATTCCATTGATATAACGAATTTATTACGCTATTACTACAATCATCCCACTGTTTTACTATCTCCTTAACGGTGATTATCCTTGATGATGCCCTCATAGAAGCCTCACCTAAGCTCTGACGTGTTGGTTGCTCTATTTCTTCCTGTGGATAGAGTGCAAAAGAAATCTCCATTTCTCCCATTTCCTTAGATTTATCAACAATTTTTAGCAACTCAGAAACATGGGAATCAAATTGCAAAGACCTAACTGCTGGAATTTGAGCATCAATGCTTCTACCTGTCCTTTTCCATACCCTTCTGGCTCTAAAATCATCTGGGTCTTCGCCCTCTTCCAGTAAATCAGTGTTAACTTCTACTTGTGGTGCAGCACAAATCGCACCATTATCCAGTGTCATTCTCATTGCAGAACACATAGTTTGCTGGGTATCTCTTAAGATAGTAGGCAATCCAGTACCAAAAATGCTTGTTTCGTCCTTCTCAAAATAGAACAAATGATACAATGGTTCTATGTATTCACTTTTTTCTATTTTTATCACACGATTACCAAGGAGCCAAATATCGCACATAACTTCATCAACTTCAGTTTCTTCACTGATTAATCCAGCTTCCCTTAAATCATCAACATCAACATATCCATGTCTGGTATAAACTTCATACCTATTAGACCTCGTCGTATCCTTAAACTCATTAGTGTCCATCTGGTTGAGGTCTAATTCCCACTGCTCATACTTTGCATCACCTTTTGGGTTATCTCTTAGGTATGCAGTTATTACATCGCCATAGAATCTATCTTTTTTGGCAAGTTTCTTTAGTTGATGCTTTGTTAATATCATCCTTTCCCATTCAAATTCAAGGTTATCTTTTTCAGTAGTGTCCATATCGGGATAATAATCCCAAATTCTTGTATTCTCAAAGTATGGAACATATACGTCTTTTGAAACTTGCTTATATTGTCCGTTTTCAATAACTATTTCATTTGATTTTGATTTTCTTGTTTGTATTCCCTTGATAATTCCAGTTCCATATTTTAAAGCAGAATTGATAGTCTCCTTCACAATATAATCATACTTAATATCTGCAAGCTGGTCTTCCATTTCCAATTCCATTTCCTTGCATTTTTTTTCTGCAAGGTTCTTAATTGAAGAATCAACCAATTCCATTGAAGGTTCAAGACCAGACTTTTTTAGTTCTGCAATTATTCCAGTCAAATCCTCATTACTTACTGTAGGTTTTGGTGTTGGTTTTATTCCCCAGTTCTTATCATTATCTGGAATAATAATATTCTGCAATCCAGCCTTCCATTGATGAATTTTAAATCTTGTATATTTAACAAATACCTTTGATGCATTTGGATGAATCTTTGCAAGAATTTCTGGGTCATATTGTCCCCTGGTCTGTCTTAATGACCTTACCCATTCATCTTCCTTGGGACGTCTTAATAATTTAGTGTAATCAAGTTCCTTTTTATAATAAATACCAAGGTTATCTATTCTATCGTGCTGCTCTTTTATTAGACCATATAAATCCATTTTACCTTTCCTCCATACAGCCATCACATTCTTCTTTTTTATCACACGCTTTTAATTCACAAGTATTACAGAATGTTTTTCTAAATATTTTATCATAATTTTTATCATATAATTTTGTCTTTGGGGTTATTTTCCAGTCTCTTTTGTTAAACCCAAATTTCCCAAGGTCTTCTTTCATAACCTAATATCCTCCTATGCTTGGAACAATATATGTACTCTTCTTTTTATTTAAACTTTGTCTTCTGCTCATTTTTTCCATTAAATTTCTGTAATATAATGCTGCATACGATAATGCTTCCATTATATGCGAATATCTATTTTTCTTAGGGATGCCCCTCTTGTCCTTAACATATCCAGCATTAAATGCACGCCTTATAGTTTTACACGTTGGTGAACATTGTAATGCTGGTTTTCCATATTCCTTTAGGTCTTGCAAGAAGAAATTAATTGCATCTATTCTTGCAGTAGGTGAATTACTGGAGGCAAGTTGAACATACCATCCTTCCTTGGACAAGACCTGAAAGCATGTTCTTTCATCTACTTGACTTCTAACCTTAACAGCATTTGGGTCTCCAATAATGATGACTTTTGCATCTCTATATTTCTGTATCAATAATGGTTTTAATTTATTTTTTATAAATCTCTCTACTCCCATTTCTTCACTTACTAATTCATCTAATATATTAAAATTACCTAATGGATTAAATTGAGTAATAGCACAAGCTGGAGTTAATCCAAAGTCAAATCCTATTACTAAATCAAATCCCCTTAGAAAACCTATCTCTTCCTTTGCCATGTGCAGATGGTCAACCCATGTTGCACCAAATACAGGTTCACCTTCCCTTACAAATCCATATTGATTCTCAAGATAAACCTTAACAAAATCCGCATCCTTACCATGCAGCATATTTTCATAATATCCAGGTTGAAGATTTTTTACATTCTCCGATTCTGGAGACAATGCCGATGGCTGAATAAACTGTTCCCATCCCTCTGGTGGTGGTTTTTCTCCATCAAAAATCTCATGCCACCAAGAATCTTCATCTGGTGCATTTGTGTCCATTATAATTCCATATCTCGTAGCACCACCATCTCTCATGGATGGATACCTTGGTATACGGGAATCTATTAAATCTATAATTCCTTTCGGAACTTCCCTGGCTTCATTTATCCACGCACCAGTCATTTCAACAGAAAGAAGATTCCCAATATCGTCTTCGTCATCTAATGCTCTGAAGCAAAATTCTATTTCTGTATCTTTAAATTTAGTTATAAGATAATTTTTATCTGTTCTATTATAATGACCAAATAATTTTTCTGGTAACCAATGGAATACAGTCCTTATAGTTGAATCTTTGAGCTGGCGGTAGGAATTTCTTACTATAAACCATCTTGTCCTTCTTACTCCATCCACTGGCGATGGTTGCTGTTGAAGTCCTAATCTTACGAGTTCCCAGACCATGGCTGATGATTTTCCAGAACCAATAACTCCCCTAACCCCACGAACCCTTGCCTTTGATTCAGCAAATCGCTTTAGTGTTGGAACATCATCATAGGAGTATACTATTATATTTTTATTTTCAGTTTCTTCCATTATTCTACTTTCTCTCCATCAACCTCAACTTTAACATTCTGTTCTTTATTTAAACCTATTATATTTACAATAACCCCCTGCTTTTGTTCTTGCTCTGGTCTGGACATCTCAGCCTTCAATAAACTAATTAAGAGTTTATAATATTCCTTTCTGTTGTTATTCACTAACTTACCTTCTTCATTTACATATCCAGTTACCCACGAAACCAATTCATCTACACCACCACTTTTTTCAAAAGCATCAATAAATGCTTGCTTGACAAGATTTGATGCTGACCTTATATCTGTCATTAATGCATCAACTTTTTCCTTGACTGTTTTATCAATGCTTTCATCAATACGCTTATCCACTTCCTTGGAAAGACCATCTACTTTTTCCTCAATCTGTCTGGTCTTTTCATCAAGGAGTTTCTTACGTCTTGCTTCTCTTGCTTTCTCTATATTTTTTATTCTCCAGCTTGGTATAATCGGTTTAACTGGAACTACATCGTTTGACATTAACTATAACCCCTACAATAAAATTGCACCAATTATTGCACCTAACCCCATAAAACTCAATGCATCTGTAACCTTACTAAAAAATGATGGCTTTGAATTTTTTATCATTTCGCCATATAAATCCTTCTGTGTTTTGAGAAGATTATCATATTCTTTATTAGTTTTTTCAAGGACATTAATTTGCTTATCCTTGAGTTCGATAACCTGTTTAAGCAAATCAATCTGTTTTTCGAGTTCATTGTTTCCTTCCTTAAGCAATGCATTTTCTTTTTCCATTATTTTTGCTTTTTCCAATTCAACAACAATATTTCCTGCTGTTTGCTGGTCAAAACAAATATCGTCTGACGCAGCACATTTACCAATACATAACAATAGAAAAAGTATAACAGCCATTAATATATATGCACCTATATAATTATTTGGTCGCATATCCAAGCCTCCCGAACCTTTCCTTTATTTCATTTACGCTACTCGGCGGTTTAATGTTATGTTCCTGTTGTTCCAATGCACTAAGTTTTTTCTTGAGATTATTATACTTTTTTTGACTTTCAGATAATTGGGCTTTAATTAATTCAACCTTTCCATTCAACTCAATTATCTTATCATTCTTTTCTTTTAAAATTTCCTTTTCTCTATTTTCAACAATATAATCTATGAGCTTTAGGTCTGGTCTATATTTCATATAGGAACCAACTATAAGAAATAATGCTATGAAAGCAATTAATATATATATTATCTTCATCTTAATAAAACCCATCCTTTTATTTTTTTATTTTTATTGATTCTAATATACTTAATTTTGAATGTATCTTATTAATCTCAGATTTAACCTCTACCTGTTCCTTACTTCTTTTGCTATTCTTTTTCATATCTCAATTTTGAAAGATTATCAATTCTCGTGGTAATACTTTCAAGTCCTCCTTTCACGGTTCTATAAAGTTCTGCCATATCATTTCTATGTATATTTTCAAGCCTATCTGTCTGCCTTCTAAGTTCCGCACACGTTGCATATTTTTCTGGAAACATTTTATGACATTCATAACATTCAACTTTAAATTTGTCAAATTCTGCCTTTACTACAAAATGCTCATCATGTAATTCTCTATTCTTAACTTGAAAATCCCTAAAGGTTTTTTCAGTAACAAATTTTAAATCCGAAACCTTTTTAAGAAACAAGCCAACTATAACCGCAAGCACACTTCCCATTATAGGATAAATCATGGGACTTAACCAAGTAGGCATTTATACTTCCCTGCTTTTTTGATTACTAATTCAGGATATTCATTTCTCATCTTACCGAGTTCCCTGCCATATAGTAATTTTTTTTCATAATTCATTTCCACAGAATCAAGACCATCAAACCACTTATCGGGCTGGCAACCTAAAGTCTGTTTGCATAATGCTCTTCTTTGTATCACTGTACCAGTTCCAGCATTATAGCAAACCAAAGCACCAGCCCATTTGTCTATGGTGGTTTTCATAAATTTCATTTTAGTGAAATTACTTTTATCTGTCAGAACTAAATAAATAAATTGATACCTTGCCTCAAAACGATTTTCCCAACTCCACGCAGATAATGCCTTGATATTCTTTTTTGCTTCAAGAAAATTATTGAATCTATCTGTTACTGTAATCTGAGCAAAACCAAATCCATATTCCCTTGATGTTTTTAGTTCTGCCCTGATAATCCATCGGCTTTCTTGCTCTGTTTGTCCAAGCATATAATGTTCACTCTTTACGTCTGTCCAGTATTTATGAACAACTTCCTGGAATATATGTGTATATGGCTTTGCTTTTTCCAGCATAGTTGCAGAAAATGATTGCTCAACCCATACTATAAGCCATAGAAATATCACTATCCCAGTAACAATAACCCATACTTTTAATGACTCTTTATTCATTTCTTATCCTTGATTTCCCATCTATGCTCTATGACTTTAAATACCCAATGATTTCCTGTGATATGTACCCAGCCATATTTACAGTAATGTATCTTCCAAAACTTTCCACAGCTTTCCTTGTGTATACATTCAATACTTTCTCTCATCGAAATATTTATCACACTTTCCTAAGGGATTTACTTCATGTGGTAAATACGCCTCTCCGAAACGATGAAGCCTATATAGTCTGCACCCTAGACCCGCATAGGTTTCGTGATAACTACAATTTAAACAACATTCTAAATCCTGAATAATATAATTTTCTCTTTCATCAATCTCAAATTTTTCTTCTT